CGTACTTCGTTCTGGTTCTTATTCCACAAGCCGTAATCTGTGCACAGCAACGATTTTCTAGCGGATACAAAGTTGTTCCTGTTCCTATCTGAATCATTACCGGAGCAGTAATTGTAGTGGCTTCTGGTATACTTTGTGCAACAACAATACAATATTTCTCTCCATTGTTGTAACTGCCTTCTGGGAGTGTGATTACAAGATTACCTCCTGTAAACGCAACAGCTTGGCTTATTACAAGACGGTTGCAGAGCTTACAAACATTTTTACAACTCATATTTCTACCTCTCAATCAAAATAAGAGGTGAGCCGCAACCCACCTCTTAGAATTTAGTCAACCTCTAAGGGTGAGTTACTTAGCAACAACCGTTACCATATGTATTACATCCTGCGTATGCATATGGAGCTGGAACCTGGAATGCAGGAATCGGAGCCGGGTTGATTGCATTGATTAATCTCTGAGCCTGTGCGTACATCTCTGTTGTAAGCAATGCGGACTGACGATCCTGAGATGCAGCACGTTTCAGATCAGAGTTCTCTGCCTGTAATGTTGCAATCTTATCGTTAGTCAGGAAGTCAAGGATTGCTCTTGTGTTGCTGTTCTGGTTTTCCAGAAGATCTCTGGTGTTATTGTTCATTGTGTTCTGCAATGCACAAGTGTTGGTAGCAAGGTTGTAGTTGATACCCTGTATAGCTTCTCTGGTTTCACAGCAACAGTTTGCTAACTGAGACTGTAATGCGTTGGTATTCTGCATACCGGCTACAGTATCAGCATTGATTGCCTGCTGAACGCCATTAAAACCTTGAAGCATTCCAACGTTCACGCCGTTGAAACCGCTCTGCATGGTATTGTTAAGCGCATATGTGCTATCACAAATGCCCTGCTGAATACCTCTGATACCATTCTGAATATCATTCAGAGCAAAGCTCTCATTAATATCCGCTCTGGTAGCCCATCCTTGGAAACCTGCACCATTTGTACCGTTTCCACCATTGCCGCCCCAGCCGCCAAAGCCGCCGAAACCGCCCCAGCCGAAGATTGCGAAAATAAGGACAAGCCAGATAAGGGAAAAACCATCGCCGCCCCACATGTCGTTTGCACGGTTATTAGAGCCTGTAGCGGCTGCAATGTCGCTAAGACTATAATTTGAACCATTCATCATGTTTTTAGTCTCCTTAAATTTTATTTACAATAGGAGACATCCGCGGCTGTCGTCCCAAATTGTAGCGATTCTTAATCACCCAATTATGGGGAAGTGTTATAATCCAAGGAATTTCTGTATAATTCCATCTGGTGATAAGTGTTTTTCATTAAATACATTTTGCTGTATTTGATGCAACTGGTCTGTATCACCTTTTTTGTATAAATCCAACGCATTTTTTAATGTTGGATTATTCCCTGCAAATTTACTCATATCGTTTATCATGTTATCAACACTTCCGAACCTCTGAGTAATCATTTTCTCAAATTGCTTTTTCATCATGGCGTTTGGACTAAAATTCATCTCTGTTTACCTCCATTCTGCTTGAGTTCCGGTGTTCCCGACATTTGTGTCGGAAACATACTCTTTATTTCGGAAATCTCAGAACAAACATCGTTCCGAAGCTGATTAAACATAGCTTCTATGTCAATTGGTTTTTCTTCTGCCTTTGGTTGCTGTTGTTCTTCCGGATTTATAAGTCGATAAACAAAAATTCTACTTCTTCCATCTGCCTGTAATTGTTTTCTATATATTTCTGTTCCATCTGTTTTTGGATAATAAACAGGGTTTCCAGACATATCTACGTCTTTTGCCTTTACGGTATCAATACCATCGACCATCTGTCCTTGCAACATGGGGATTTGTGGTACTTGTGGCATTTGTTGTATTGGTTGCTGAATCTGCGCCTGCCCGTATGGCATTGCCTGCTGATAACTATTCTGTAATTGTGCTAATCTATCTTGATACGGCTGTATTTGTTGAAATGGTTGTGCAAAATACGGATTACCATACTGCATATCTCAAACCTCCCTTGTTTTTATAACTATATTTTACAATAATAAGAGGTTGATTAACACGCCATGATAACGCCATAAATACGCCATTTTCTATTAATACAAAGAAAAGCCCCGACAATACATCGGGGCAACTTTCATAATTTTCTTTTTTAATTTTCTGTTTATGCGGTCTACGGTTCTCGTGCTGTACCCCATGATTTCTGAAGCTTCTGCAAGCGTTTTTTCTTCATAGACACGCAATCGGAATAACTCCTTTTCTCTGGAATCAAATCCAGCTTCACGCAAATAGAAGATTCTTTCATCTTCTGAAAAGTCTTTATAATCATCCATTCCACTGTCCTCCCTGTTAGTGGAATCAATATTTACACCGGGAAAATGCCTTTTAGGGCAAAGCCTAAAACAATACCAATTATGCCAGTTATGACATAAGCAATTATTTTGTCCTGTAACTTTCCTGGCTTTTCCATGAGTGATTTTAAATTGTCGTTCATTTCGTCAACTGTATCTTTGATGTGCCCCAGATCGTTGTTGTATAAAGCAATTTTCTGTTCTAGCGCATTGATACGATTAAAAAAGCCTTCATCCCTTTTGGAATGCTTTTCTTTCATCTCATGGACGGCACTTTCCAATTCTTTCAAGCGGTGTTCGTTGATACACTCGTGTTCACATCCCATCGCTATTCCTTTCCATCACTCCCATTTTTTAGATATTGCTTCTACCCACCTACTTTGAAGCACCCCTGCGATACGTGGGAGGATTGACGTATCACGCACACACCATCTTAGAATCCGATAAATGGAAAAACACCATGATTTACATAAATTTCAGTTTCGGAAGTCCAATTTCTGTTTACAGAAGATTCGGAATGTGATCCTTGGAATTCAGCTCCCTGTTTCACCAGAAAGAAAAGAGCCAAATCAAATATGCAATCATAGCAGTTTTCCATATCGGAATTTATTTTCTCATCACTGTAGGATGAAGGATAATTCCTTTTCTTCTTAAATGAACGAATAGCCCTCTCTGCTGAAAGAGGAATCATCCTCGCTGTTTCTGCATCATCTTCAAGATAATTTGTCAAATCTTCTATAAGCTGTTCGTCCATTTAATCACCTACCTTTGCTGAGATAAAATCTCTGATATTATTCCAGCCTTATTAGTTGCTGTCAGGGCATAGCCGTTATCACTTGCGAGTTGTCTTAACTGAGATACAGTCATATTAGACAACTCGCTTTCTGTATACTTATGTATTGATTCATTGTAAACACTTGCTACAGATGGTGACTGGCTGTTTTCATCGAGACTATGCCCGGTTATTCCCCCGCCTTGGTACCGATCACGATACCACCGTTGGCTTTGGGTACAACCGGGACGAACATACCGGATGCTTTTGTCCATACTGCAACTGGATCCTGTGTAGCCCACATGGAAAGAGTTACGAAAGAACGGTTCTCTTTCTGAATGAACTGTCTGTATTCAAGTTCCTCAGGTGTCACACCCCAGAGACCAACACCGAAAGAACCGTTAGCATCTGCTTCATACAGAGTAAATACATCCTCTTTAAGGTATCTGGCTGTTTTCAGGGTTCCATCTGCTTTTCTGAAATTAAAGTTCTCATCACAACGATCAATTGTGATTTCATATTCCTGCATAAGCAGATTGGCAAGCTCCTGCTTTGTGAGAAGCCTTTTATTTGCAGCACCCAGAACAGCTGTCTGCATTGCAGTGTTGTTCCGCATGTAGTTAATCATTTTAAGAGAAGTAACAGCTTTGTTTACTACATAGCCATTGCCTTCTGCTACAGCTACCATTTTCTGGATATCGCCCATGATATCTGCATCTGGCTTAGACCAATCAGTAAGCGTTACTTTTGCACTTGCTGGAACGCCATAGTCAATTCCCATGTCAACATGGTTCTCTTTGATTGTTACAGCACCAGTGGAAAGGAACTGTCCTTTCATAACATTTGCTCTTGTAACAACGCCCTCGAACAGTCTGGCTGCATCATCAAATACAAAGTTTTTCAGCGCTTCATTATCCGGCACACCGTTTTCAATTGCCTGCCGTAAGTTTTCGGACTGATTGATTTTTCTCTTAATGAAGAGTTTTTCAGTCAGGACTTTTTCAAATCCAGGTCTTGTGCCGATTTCTGCTTCGCTATCAAGAGCGTGGACGAATGCAACTTCCGGGAGATTCTGTCCAGCCATAAGTCTGTAATACTCTGCTTTCAGATACTGGGTTTTTGTATCTGGGAAAATGGTATCGAGGATACCTGGTCTTTTAACGCTGAAATTCTGAGAGAAATTAAGTCTTTCTTCTTGGGTAATTGATTCCAAAATATTAAATGGCATTTGTCATACCTCCTTAAAATACTGGGTCTTCTGTGACTACAAAAACAATTCCGGATTTTTCAAGCTCTGTTTTTGCAGTAGTATCAATTGTTACTGGAAGTCTTTTTTCGAGAACACGGCCTGCGACGATCACGGAAATTGGCCTCTTTGTATCATCTGTCATATCAACATCTTCAAATACAATGCCGATTGCGCCTGTCGCATTTGTTGGATATACGGAACCTGCTTTAATAATTTTCTTAGTTCCAACTGTTTCAGCATTTGTTTGATCTGCTGTGTAGGTTTTAAGTACAAGTCCGACCTCGGATTCAAGAATATTTGGAGTGGACTCATACTGCTCTGTTTTCATAAAAGCCATTTTTATATCTCCTTTACTTAAATATTTACAGGGGCGTTACCGTCCACTGATTTAGTTTCCTGGTTCTTTTTTGCTGAGTAAGCTTTTGCAAATTCAGCAGCATCACTTTTTACTGTAGCTTTCCCACCGCTACCACCGCCCGGATTCGGAGTGTTTTCCAATGCTTCTTTCTCCCAAGCTGCTTTTGCGGTATCAAGTGCTGTTTTATTTGCTTCGGAAACTCCCTTAACAAAAGTTTCGACTTCTTTCATTGCATCTTCTGGTTTCTCATACGGTGCAGATGCGTATGCTTTAATAGCACTCGCGTATGTTTCGGTTGAAAGTCCTGCATTTGCGAACATAGAAGTAATTTCACTGGTAAGGGCTTTTTTGTTGGATTCTGCAAGCGCAGCTTTCAAATCAGCTAACTCCTTATCCACTGCTTCCTTTTCTTTCTTGCGTTCAGCTTCTAGCCGTTCTGCTTCGGTCATGTTCTGCTTTTTCAACTCTTCCAACTCTTTTTCCAGGGAATCTGCTTTTTCAGCTTTTTCCTTCAGAGAAACATTTTTGTCTTTCTCTTTCTTAGTTTCGGCAGAAATAGAATCAAGAAGCTTAGAAACCTGTTCCTCGGAAGGTTCTGCAACTCCCATACCGATAAGTGCCTGTTTTGCCTGTTCTCTTGTCATTGAAATCTCCTTTCTTCCAGTCCAATACGCTTTTTCAACACGGTTCGCTCCGCACATGGTCTGTACCCGATTTACGCTCACGGGCTGTTGCAATTTATTTGATTTTGGGTATTAAAAAAGAAGCCTTAGATTTCTCTAAAACTCCTTAAATAATCGAAATTTGGTTCATTCTTCGTTAGATGGAGAATTTGCCATTGGTTCTGTTTTGGACGGATTTTGAAACTTTCCGTCAAGTAATTGCTGTGCTTTCTGCATTTCCGCTTCCGGGTCTGCCAGTCCCGGGTAAATAGTTCCCAGATACGGTAAACTCATTTCGTAGACTTTCTGCGGATCACTGAAAAGCCCACAAGTAATCAATGCAATAAGCGGATGAATTTTATTTTTAAACAGATAATCAAGTGCCTGTGCTTTTACAAGCATATTGTCTGTTGGGTTTCTGGTTATCTTCACATCGAAATCTCGTGTTGAGATATTAACATCATTTGACGTTCCACGGATAATATTCAGAATAATTCTAGCAGACTCCTTTTCAGCTTCCTTGGTGAATGCTTCTACCAATTTTGCATCTCTCTCTGCGAAGTCCCATCCATTACGAAGGTATACGGCATTTCCTGTATCTCCTCCGCTATTGCTTTGGCGGTTTGGCATTGCTTCCACAATCAGCATATTATTGTAGATATCTTCCTTTGCAACCTGGCTCTCTGATTGATTCAGTTCAGCGGTCATCAGTTCAACATCTGACTGACAGCCATTTCCAGTATCTTTAACAGAGATAGCACCAAGTTTTACCATTTTCAAAAACTCGTTTTCATCTATCTCGCAGTTTTTAAACTTCATAAAGGCTTGCACAAACTGTTCCACGCCATTTAATCTATCAGACTGATATTTATTAATTGCATCAAATAAGGTGATTGCAATTTCAACATCTGAAAGTCTGTCGTGATTATTCGGACATTCAACGATTGGAATACCACCAAAACCATTGATGCCGTAGTTAGTTACTTTTCCATTCTTGATTTCAAAAAACTGGTTCTTTGAATAACACAAATAATATTGCTGTTCATCTTCATCTTTTAAAATCTGCACGGAAAGCATTGGTTTCCCATTTCTCTGTGAGTATACAATGTAACAATCACCTGGATATGGAATGAAGATTCTAAACGGTGGTAAATCTCCGTTTTTTGTCCAGTCCTCTTCTTTCAGAATAGCCTTATAGGAAGTTCCTGTTGCGCTCTGGTATATTGCCCTTTGGATGTTTCTTGCATCTGCATTGGCTTCATCCAGATAATCATTCAGAAGGTCAACTTGCTCATTTATTTTTTTGTCTGCATTTTTCTTTTTGCATACATATTGAATTGGCTCCCCACAAATCTGTCCAGCTTTAAATTTTACAGTTTCAAATGCGTGATTTTCAACCACTCTGTTATTAACTTCTGGACGGACTATTTTGTTTCGGTATAATATCGGCTGATCGCCTTTCATGTACCGATACAAGTAATCAATTAATGTTCGGTTTCTATTATGTATGCCAATTGTATCTGATACTACTTTTACTACATTTTGTGGAGTGATTCGGTCAACGCCTGTGTAGGCTACTTTTCGCCCGAAATCACCTCGGCATAAATCTACAAAATTCATTGTATTTCTCACGAGCCGAACCATCCTTTCTGCAAAATAAAAAGCACTGGATATTTCAATCCAATGCTCTACTTTATATTTTACACATATTGGCGGTATCATTCAGTATACTTCGGTATCATCTTTCAAAACCTTTTATCTTTTTTATTTCTGCTATGGCTTTTAAATGCTTTTTTTTAATGTGAATCTCTGAATAACCCATCTCGTCTGCGATACGAACCAATGATTTGTACTCAACATAATGCTTAAATAGTATGTTGTACAGCAACGGGTCTTCAACCTGTTCTATGGTTCGGACTATTTCCTGTTTTTTTTGTAAAAATTCGGATATCATTTTTGAAATCTCTTCTCGCAGATCAAATATCTTTGCAACCATATCTCCCATCGGATCACGTTTTACAGAAGTTTGTACCTTTTCTCCAACAGGAATTGCAGATACACTTGTGGAAAGAGAACTGAGCTGTTCTTCTTCGATAAGCTTGTTTTTGATTCTGTTATCATAATTTTCAATCTGGCGTAAATATTGAGCTGTAGTCATCATACTCTATCTCCTTCCCCACATAAAATTTTTGGTTGCTTTTACTTCTGCAAATCTTTTGCCGGCAAGCGTTATTGCAAGCTGTGTAACTCCATCGGCGGCGTCATCATGTTCATTATCGCCAATATAGACGAATGTAGTTAATTCATCCATAGCCTTTTGATACTGTTTATCTTGATATTTCGGAGCCAAAAATATAAAATTTTGCTTAACATCCCCGGAATATTGATTTATTTTTTCTTTTTTTGCTTGTTTTGAAGGTGCTTTTGTACTTGTCGTGCTGCAAGCGTATTTATGTTCTTTCAAGCGTTCATTTACATAATAGGCATACATATCTCCACCATTATTTGCTTCAAAATTGATGGATTGAATATTATTTCCCATGATTCTTCCAACAACTAATGGCAATGTTCCTTCTTTTGGTGCTGTGCTAAAAATCCAATCATAAATATATACATCTCCATTTTCGTATTCTGCACCCACTGGCATTGATAAGCTATCGCCACCACCCCACGCAACATCGCAAGCAGAAACATTTTTAACAAATCCACCTTCTGGGAGAACGCCGTTATAATATCTCAATTCATCAGCTGCAAACACAATTCCTTCACGCAAGAAGGGCTTTTGCTGATATTTGGCTTCCCATTCGTTAGCGTCTAACCTAGCTTTCATATCAACATAATATTTTGTTGAAAATCCAACGCCATATTCATAATCGAAATTGGATTCACCATCATCATTCAAAGCTGGAATTTTTCTAAACCGATACATTGGATTATCCCGATTTAGCTTCTCGATTTTTCCAAGAGGGTCATATAAATTCCATCTGGTTCCAACCATAAGTTCTCTTGCACCATCAATCTTACGGTCAACCATCTTGTTCAGATATTCTTGATATGTATTTTCCAATCGGGTAGGGCTTAATGAATGTTGCCTATCTCTTACAAGGTCATCCACGTACAAATACCCATCAGAAGAAATATCAACGGCACCTGTCCAAGTACCTTCAATACCACGGCAAGTCATTGTTGCAAATCGGTCTGGCTTGTCCAGGTTTATTTCAAAATCATCAGCACTCTGTTTTTGAAGTTTCGATTGCGGAAAAATTTCACTGTAGTTGTATTCCTGTGTATTAATGAGGTTAAGAAGTTCTCCATAGAATCCTTTTGCCAGTTTTCCAGAATGACCGCCCATGGCACTATGGCTATTCGGTCTTTTACCCATTATCCAAGACATAAAGAAAATACACATAGTAGATTTTCCAACACGGCTTGGAAGCGATAAACCATAAAACTCTATTTTTCTTTCTTCCAAATCCTGTAAGTCTTGGGCTACCACATGTAGTGTTTTTCTTCGTGGAATATAAAATTTCTTGCTGCCTGGTCTGTTTTTTTCCATATAAAGCAAGTAACTTTCAAATAAATGTGGTGCTTCCAGTAACAAATACTGCCAGTAGATATCGTCAAAGTCACCACTACCAGTTAATGCAGCACACTTCTCTGCTATGTTATGTGAGTATTGACTTACTTTCATAGCCATTTTCCGTGCTTCTTGGTTCTTGTTGAAAGGAAGGTCAATATTCATGTTCAAGAGCAAATCAAGGCAATCTTTTTGGTTCTGATAGATTGTCATATCACTACTGATAATCTGATTCAGTACTGCCCGATACCATTCAATCGAGCCTTCTGTAATTTTTCCCATAAAAATAGAGCCAGACCTCCTTTCTTTTCAGGATTTAGTCTGGCTCTCATGTGGCTCTCTTGACTGGTTTACTTATTTATTTCCGTAAAAATATTTTCAATTACTTTCCACTCTGCGAATACTGCCATAAACAGTAATGGTACTGCCGAAAATCCCCAATGATTTTCAATCATCATTTGAATTGTGCCTATCAAATAATCTGCTACCCACTTGAATATAATAAAATTAGTGATTATCCAACATATCTTTCTGATTTTATTCACACGTTCACCTCAATCCGGAATCCCTAAGTGCTTATAGGTAAATATGGATGTATACTTTTTCCCGCATTTGTAGCAAGTCTCTGTAATGGTGCAAGTCTTTTCTTTATCATTACATTTTGATTCTGTATCCGAACTTTTGAACTTGCATCCACCTGTCAGAATACATTTAATCTGTTTTGTGTTCATCTTGTTCTCCTTGCAAAACTTTTCTGATGCAATCCTCAACAAGTATAAAGTCTTTATATGACATACGCATCTCGCAATTGTAAAAATGCTTTCCAATTTCATTTACAATTAATTTATAAATTCTAAACTTGGTTTCTCCCGAAAGTTCGTCCAGTTCCATAGGTTTAGTCTTTTGAAGTTCTTCCGCATCGCTGCCGTCTGTTTCAATTTTTGAACACGCACAATCATAACAAGTACTCATACATTCACCTCGAACTCTTTCTTGCAGTTGCTTCCCTTGCATTTTAATTTAAGATGCTGAATCTTTGTGTTTGAGCTAATCAAAAGTGCTTTCTTCTGGCAAAAAGGACAACAGGCGTATTTCGTTCCGTTAATATTTCGTATCAATGCCTGTCCATTCCACGGCTCGGGTGGATTCATGTATTCAGAAAAATCTATCCCTTCGGATTCTAATGCTGACTTAATACTCATTTATTCTTTCTTACTCCTTTTCACCCATATCAGCACATCCCTTTGTTTTTCCTTAAATTAGCGTATCGGTCAACCAATGTGTCAACAGTAACAGTTAACTCGTTGATTCTAATACAGTCATCCTGGTGGCGTTGTTCATACCATTCTATAGATGGATGACCAGTATCTACATTTTCAATTCCATCAATCGGAATCTTCCAGTTATCATTTTCAAGAAGCTTTTGGTTAAGTGTCTCCGATAAAGCTTTATAGTCCAGGATTATATGCTGTTTTTTCTCGCATTCATCAGCCAAACGAACAACTTCATTTTTCAACTGTTCTTCTGTCCAGTTTGCCATATCCTCAAATTTCATATTTACCACCTCTGTCTTCGAAAATTGTCTCTTCCAAGCATAAATTTTTCGGCTGAAAAATTATCCTCTACATCAATATGTGCTTCACGGTCTTGCACCTCATATCCGTTTGGTGTTAATTCAAGTTTTGCAGTATATTCAGCGCCGCAATTGGTGCATTGCCATGTCACATTTAAAAAGAGTCCTTTTTCTATAAAATGGTTTGTGAAATCGGCATTTTCACATTTCAATATTCCACCGCAAACAGGGCAATTGCGTTTATCAAGTAAATTTAGCATTCAAATTCCCTCCTCTCCCTGTGCTTCATCTGACAGGCAATCATTTTAGCTATGTTTTCACGTTCCTGTTTTATTCCATGCCCTTGACGGAACAATTCGCATTCAAGGATATTTCCGCAGTTTGAACATTCGTCTTTTATTTCTTTACCACATATCTCCATCTTCTTTTCTCTCCCAAAACTCACAATAACACTCTGACTCCGTAAAGTCTGCGCAATATTCGCTATCACCATTGAAACAAACCCATGTGAAGTCATCATGTCTTCTGCAATTCTTGCAACATTTTTCTTTCATAAATTACCTCGATTTAGAAAAATCCAGTGTGCCGACTTGAACGGCATGAATCTCCCAACGAGAAACACTGGAACTTTAGGGGGAAAATGCAACTTCTGGCAATGACAATTTGCCAGATAGAAACAACAGGAATCGAACCTGTGTCACATATAAAACGCTAAACTAGATGATTTTTTTAGAATCCCCGACTATCACTCCTCACGGGCATTGGTCTTATCTCTCTAAAAAGTTTTTGCACAAGATCGCTAGTGAGTTGCGTCTATATGCCTGCACGAACACACACAAACGCATCCGCATTTATGTGCAAGAACTAACAATAGCTATGCTAAAGTCAGATTTCCTATCTACACTTGGTAGATGGAATAGCAGGAGACGGATTCGAACCGCCGTTTCCATGGATATGAGCCATGTGAGATTCCGCTTCTCTATCCTGCTATGTACATGTTTGGAAGAACCATTTCAGCACGTTCACTTATTGACTACTAGAGGAAGTCACTATATCACCGATAAACAGTACGTATTCGGAACTCGGTTATACATTCCTACGCACTGCTCTGTGCTTTTCCTACCACCAAACTTTCAGTCTCCAAACAATCGGAAAGGATGGATTCGAACCATCAAGACCTAGTCGACTAGCCCGTTCCCAGTTACTTGCACTTTCCGAATAACCCGGTTCTTCCGGGTTAGCAATAGGTTTATCGTGTTATGCTTTCCACTATCTACAAGTTTTAGTGCTGTAGATTCACTGGATATTTTTATGCGTCTTTGGGCAGCATCTCTTGAAAACTTCTTTTATTAACGTGCGCTGCGTTAATATTTTTAACTCCGAGATATACCAGCTGGGAAATCAGATCCATTTAGGCTACGCCGTATCGCACCTAAATTTATCTAATCTGCACACTCAACTGGAAGTTTTTTCCACCCATATTACGGATGAATGGCATTTAGAAGAAATGGAAGCTCTGGGATTCGAACCCAGGACTTACGGCTTATGAGGCCGTTGCTCTTACCGCTGAACTAAGCTTCCTGAGATACCAGTTGGCAATACTGGTAACCAAACTGGCACTGTTACAGTTCTTAACCACCAACTATAACAAAGGTTTTCTGAAATACTCCTGATACTTCAGATACGCCTTCCGGGATATTTGAAGTCCCTTTAATCAGCCTCAGTTAGACTAGAAGGCTAGAGGTGTTTCTTATGAAAAAAAGAACATTTTTGCAGCATATTAACTACTGCGAACGGGGCTAGTCGGATTCGAACCGACAAATATAGGAACCAAAATCCTATGCCTTAACCATTTGGCGATAGCCCATTACCCCCTGGCGCACCATTAATCCAGGGGTGTGATATATAAAGTCCAGCACTTTCAACCTATAAAGATTGTTATTCGCTACTCTGGGTGCCTCGACTTATCGCTTTCGTAGGCTTTCCCGAGCCTACATGGATTAAGTCGAAGTGGTGCTTTTATGAATTTAACCCTTTCGATTAACTCAATCGGGATAATTCCAATTGGAATTGGTAAATACATTTGTCACCTCGTAATCAAAAAAATATTCAGTACAAACAGGGCTTCCATTAGAAAATAAAACAGAGCTTGCAAGCAATTAATTTTTCTTTCATCAAGCATTGCCAGTACACCTGCGGCAACGATTACAAAAAGCATGAGGTTTAATGCAACTCCAACAACATTAAGTGAATTCATTTTCTTTTTCCTCCCCAATTAAGAAATCCAGAATTTTTTCTGCAATTTCTTCCTCTGGCTCAAATGGCATTCCGCAGTAATTGTAGGATTCTAAAGCCGATTTTAGGCTTGATTTGAAGCCATTGTAAATTTCTCCATGTTGTAACAGTTCGTGCCTTAAAACTAAAATTGCATCAGTAATTGATTGAGAAGTGACACTAATTTGTGCCAAGCACTCCATTTCAATGTCTGGAACAGCCATCATTCCAAATTCAACCACTGGTATTTCATCTACTGCGGTGTGGAAATTTACTGATCTTACTCTTTGAACTTCATTTCCATCAATGAAATATTTTGTACCAAGCCAATCATAGGGGTTGGGGGTTGTGATCTTCACTATCGGCATCTTCGCATCCCCTCCTTCGAAATTTACAATACAAAAGAATGTGTTTTGCGATTTCTTCAAGCTCATATATGCTGTATCTTGGAACTACACGTGGCTCACGTTTCAATAATGGGGATAATGGTGGAAATGGCTTTGGCGGCTCATATGTTATAGTCGCGTTAATAATCATGGGAGCTACATCTGTAGGAGATTGCAAAAGATTTTTGCCTTCTGAACCAATCACCTGTTCCCATTTTCCATTCACCATTAAAAAGAACTTCCCGTCTTGCGCCTTAACTGTCCCATCTGGGAAATTTTCTTCGTTGTTGCGAGTATTGTAATCTTTCATCCCTCTTCTACCTCCCCGAAATATTTCTTGTAAAGCTTATGGCTGCAATACCACAGATGTTGCATCACAAAAATTTTATCAATACATTCCAGACCATAATACGTCAATCTGTACTCGGCGGTTCTGTCTCCGTTTTTATCAGCACTATAGCCAGCTAATTCATATTTTGATTTTGCGCCAAACCATCTGCCATTCTTTGTAACAAACAAAGAAAGATTCCCATATTCACAAACATATGTGGCGGTTTGAGTATCATACAATCTGCCATCAGCTAATATTGCATTTGCGTGAATTGGCTTCACCAGTTTCCGAATTGCCGGGGATTCCTGTCCGACATTTTCATAATCATGTCTGATTTCAGAAACACCTTTTTTATTTTTTGAGAAAAATTTAAGCACGTCTTTTCCTCCCGAAATATTCATCAACTGCCTGTCTTACGATATCCGATACGCTCCTGTCTGATCGGTTCTTCTCTTCCAGGAGCCTTTTTTTCTGTTTTTCGGAAAATCGGATACGGATGGATTCGGATTGAATTGGTTCTTTTCTTTCTGATTTTCCCATGTTCTGTCTCCTTTTCTATTAACATTGGCGTTTTACATACTCAATATCATTTGCGCCAGTGTCTTTGTAGTAGATGTTTTCTTTTCTCCCGTCTAGGTAAATTATTTCACCAACATATGAGCCATCAGAAATCCCATCCACACTATTTGTAGCTGTTACATCAACAATATTTCTGACACTTTTAATCCCAATAGACTGAATGTAGCGTTTAAAAACTGGAAGCCCAACTATTGTTGTTCTATTAGAATATCCAAGTAATTGTTGTGCTTTTCTGCATCCGATTTCTCCATTGATGTATTGATCGAATACATGAGCATTCTTTTCAATACTTGATTTTGAATGTCTTCCGCCACGGCTATTGTTTCTGTAATGGTTAATGTGTTGTCCCATATGAGCTGCTTTATGGCATTTATAGCATAAAGGAACAATATTACTCTTAACATCATTACCGCCTAATAAAAGCGGCACAATATGATGATATTCAATATCTTCTGTTGCGCCACAATTGCAACAGACAGTACCAATATTCTGTTTTTCTTCTTGGCTCAACCATTTTCTCATATCATGCTCCGTTAAGTAGTGCTTCTCTATGGTGAAAGAAGCTTTTTTGTTTTCTCAGAAACTCGGGCAACTGACTACGCCCTGGATGGCTTTTATATATACCCCTCCCGGGGCGTCCTGCTGAACCGTCCAGCGTCTTATATTGTCAGAATATTCAGTCTGTTTGATAAACACTTGTTTTTTATATAGATGCCTCTAAAATCCTATACATCATGCACAATTATAATCGTTATTACTGTACATATTGCATAATTCCATGCGTTTACTGCCTTTTGTCCGTCCATCATGTACATTTTTATTGTTTCTGTGTTCTTACAGGCTTTACAATTCCGGCTTTTCCATCTCTGGAAGCTGCAAAGCTGCTTTATGCTTCTCTGCGATCTGCTGTGCGGTCTGCTGTGGTACGCCGTATTGCTGCGCCGCTTGTACTGGTGCAGTTTCTGCCATGCCGTATGCAGCTTTTGCAACAAATATCAAATTCGCATTTGTCCCGGTCTGATTATGTAATCTATTGATTGCGCAGTTTTTACAAATATCAAACCATTTTTTAGCCGTGTCACCATGTGACGAGTTTGTTCTATACACTCCATTCATCCAGTCAGTAAACGTTGTACGATTAATCCCAACTAAAAAGCTAAATACTTCTAGGGTTGGTAATACATGATATTTACTGCATAATCTCACATAAGTATTAAACATTTTATCTAATAGCTCTATATTGTCATTACTTGGCTTTTGTATATGATCTGCAATATAAAAAATCATATCTACAAAGCTATCTGATACTTCTTTCTTATAGTTTTCGTTATCTGGTGATATACATAACACAGTATTTATATATTCATCAGCATATATATTAATATTATCTAAATAAATATCTACGTCTTGTACATTTACTGTATTATCTTTCATGTTATCACCTCACTTTAACACGTTAATTTGTAAATAAAAAAGAGAATGTCACCAGGTAAAGCTTATTCCCGGAAAACTTCCGGGTGTTCGGGTACATTCTCTAAAACTTAAATAAAATATTCTGTTTTCTTTGTTGCTGATACCTTAACACAGTTTTTAATATCTTGTCAAATTTAATTTTGCATAAAATAAAACCATCTATTTTGTTAGTAATTAATAAATAATAATTGGGGTATTATATTATAATCTTTATTTATATTTATATTATATATATTATTATACGGTACTGTATAGCATATCTTTTAATAAACTCTAGTCTTAGGAATCTAGGAAGGGCAGGTATTATATTATAATATATATTATATAGGGCGGCTACATTTTCGTAGATTTGCATAATAAAAGCCAAACCTTCCAGGAGCTTACCCGGCGTGATCTGGCTTATTAGGCAAATATTAAATTAACGGTTTTTCTGTACTGTCAGTCCTGCCCTTCCTGAGTTCCCGCGACCGTCGTTATTTAACAGCTTAAATAAATTTCTTTTGAATGTCAAGCGGTATTTAAAAAATATTTCTCTTGACAATTTGCGTAAAACTGTGTTATTAAAATATTAACAGGCTCGGCGGCGGTCTGTACTCTGTCCATAGCCGCCACAAATAAGCATATTAAAAGCCCCGGGATTAATTTCCTAGGGCTTTATTTATGTTTAATCTAAAACTGTTAAATATTGGCGGTGTCCGTTCATGTTGTCATCTAATGCATAAAAACAAGGTTTTTCGTTTCCCTGGAGCACTTCATTTATTTCATAATCCCACCCCCATGGAGCTTTTACCATTAACTTACCCATATCGTTTTCAAAAGGTTCCCATCCTTCTGGTGTTTCTACTGTCATTTCTTCCCAACAATCGGCCGTTGCATGTGGTGCTCCAAAAGTGTATTTCTTCCTTTTCTCTGCTCCTAATACTCCGTAATTGCAATAGATTTTAATTTTCATATTTTCCCTCCTGATCTGCTCCCTGTCTGGGGCTTTTCTTGTTTTTCTTTAACTGTCTTTATTATACATTATTTATTAATGTATGTCAATAACTTTTCTTCAAATTCTTTTGTTGTTTCGTCTGGAAGATATTCTAATAAATAACCGGGCTGACACTCCAATATAGTACATATTTTATTTAGTGTATCTTGCGTGACAAGTCGATCATTGCGGAGCTGTTGCAGCTGGCTTTCTGTAAATATCTTATTTTTTCTTATTAAATAGGTTGTAATCCCCTTTTCTGCCATCATATCAATTATATTTCGTTTATATTTAATCATTTTCATATCTCCTTACATTCTTATTATATATAGAAATATAATAGCACTTTTATGCACTATATTTCAATGTACAACATGCACAAAAACCGTTTTCAACATACTCTTTAATTTAGTGTATAATGTCAATGGACATACATTATAATTTAGTGTATTATATAACCATCAACAGAGAACACAAGAAACAAACAACCGGAACCGCCCGAACCACTCAAGCCAATGAGGACATAAGGAACGGCACCGATTAATTGAAAAATTCTAGTTCCTAAACAAAATAAAAAGCTGGCTGCATCCTACCGAGACAAACAGCCAGCACCAAACTAAAAAGAAAGGCAACCCTATTATAACAGGGGAGAAGGTAAAAAGCAATGTTAAAAACAAATTCAAAAGAAGTTATGAACAGAATTAAAAAGGTTATCATGGACAGCTACGAAGCAGCCGAGGAATATTATACATTTGACGGCTCCACAATGAAAACAGAGTACAACGATATCTGTAAAGATATTATGAACATGTTTTACATTGAAAAATTACAGTTTGATAACAGATACAAAGCCGGAAGAATTAGTAAAGCTGATTTGTTCATGGATTGGATGCAGTGCTTACCGTCAGCTTTTCCAGTTTCTAACGATATTTTTTTAAACAGTGCTGTTGATTTTCTCGGCGATCTCCTGGACGAGACAGAAACAGAAAAAGAAAAATTTACAGATGAACAGGCAGAAAAAAGAGCCGTGTATCTTCTGTACAGAGAACTTGAAAAACACGCAAAAAAAGGCATAAATAACTAACTTTTATATCAATCCGGGGAACTTTCCCCGGAAGTCTTTAAAATAAAATCAGGAGGATTAAAAACATGATAAAAATTGACATGTGGTACAATGACAAAAAGGAGCAGGCAACTGGGCTTGATATCTGGTTTAATGATTTAGGGTGTTTTTACTCTGGAAATATCAAGATTTTTGGTGATATTGTAGGCGATTATTACGCCGACAGCGTGCAAGAAATTTGTAAAGCGTTCCCGCATCTGGAAGAGAAAATAAACGCTTGTTTGAATTAAATAAACAATTTCCGGGCGGGGCTTTCTCGCCTGTTTTCCTAATCAAATGGAGTTCTAAAACATGAAATATCATTATATAGCAATTTCAACACGCACAAACAATAAAAACTTTGCGTCTGTTCTTCGAGTCTCAAGCTCTGATAATTTATTATTTTCCTTGCAAATCCCCGGCATTACTTCCGCGAATATTTGCAGTACAAAAAAAGAAGCGGAAAAAGTCGTTGATTTTTGGAACAAATGTTACAAGAAAAATAAAACTTTTGGAGGGCTTTAAAATGGTAACAATCATGAAAGCCACGCAAGCGCAAACAATCACCGCCATAAAAAGCGGCGACTTCTCCGTAATTGATACGATCAACAGAAAATCTGAAAAGGAAGCAATGGAAATCTTCAAGGCTGTTTCCGATGGAGCTATTAAATTAGCTTATTGGGATATGCCCTCGGTAAAGCGCCGGGATGGTAAAAGGTCTATAATGCGGTACGCCTTGCACCGATCGACGAAAAATGTGGACTGTTTACAACTTTCCTGTATGGAGCTTATCGGGAGCGAGATCATCCCCACAAGCGACAGACAATTCAATATTAAAGATGATTACGACCGCCGGGAATTTTTCCGCAGTCTTCCAGCTGTTACAAAAATGACTTTAAATAATAGGGCGCGTCTTTTTATATCCTGGCTCCCAGGGTGAAGGGAAGAAAGATAAAAACATGAGTGATAAAATATTTAATAAATTAATAACACTTTCTGTTGATGAGCTAGACAATTACATAGAATTTTTAGAAAGTATTTATTCCCCGACTATTACTGGGAAAGAGATTGATAAAAAAACTATGGAATATTTAGGTATAACTGATTGATTTTTTACCGCTTCCCGGTTTCCAGACCGGCGGCACGTTCACGGCGTGCAAGCGGTTTTTTGGCATTCTGCCAGATACACCTTGCAAAGTTAATATAATAAGTCAATCAATTAACTCGCTATTTTATCCGTAAATCGTTTTTTATGCTGTTAATGGTGATTTATGCCACGTTTGCATTATAAGCCGTTTATGAGCCTTTAAAACGATTTGTAGTGCGTTACATGGTTTATTGACTGTCTGCTGCTATGGGTGTATAATAGTCCTGTATAGCTATTTGAAGCTATGCTTTATTTGTGTACCGTGTAAATTGGTGCATTTTGTCCGCTTATGTGCGTAGCTTGTCCATGCTTCCCGGTGATCTGTCGCAGCTGTCTGGCTATATAACAATTAGGACTATACAACTATATTTTGATATGCTTGTATAACGCTGTATTTGCCTTTTTAAGGCGTTTTATAATCGTAGTCAATAAAATATAGGATAAATACGTTACAAGCTATTTAAGACTTATTTTGCAAGAGTATTATTGTATTTTTATTACTGCATTATATTCCATTTGCTGTTATGATCTATTATCTGTGGGCTGTTGGTTCTGATCTGCCAGGGCTACGGCTGGCTTCGTTGGTGTCTGACATCGTCACGACTTCATCAGATCGGCGCGGTATCGGTTCCCGGTGCTGTCCCTGGTTGATTTGTGGTAATAAATAACCGCAGCTGTTCAAGACTTCAATAGTTGCAACTAACTTATGAATAATCTCCAAATTCCAACATCATTTTGGCAGCCAAAAATCAAGGAAATCCAGAAAAAAAGTGGCAACCAGAAAAATTCTCGCATTTTCTAATTACCACTTAAATTTTAATTTTGCACAAATATTTCTATAGCGTAAAGTGCTGAATGATTCAAAATTCACAATTTATTTAATCCTTCTTTCTTCCGTGTTCCATATCTTCTGTGGGATGATTTCTCTAAACGTTCTGTCCTCTTCATTTGTGACTTAGAAAGTTTCTTCTTTCTCTGGTAATTATCAGTCGTTGTTCCCATTCACGCCCTCCTTGTTAATCTTCTGATTCCTGGTTTCAAAGTTTATAATTTCTGTGTCTGTTTCCAGCTCTTCCGGGATTCTTCCAACAATGATAACTCGCAGTGGCTTCAATCTGCGCTCCATTTCCTTGAAACCAACGCAAAACTCCAACCGTGCTGCCTTGCTCTTTACTCTTCCATTGGTGCAACAGGCAACTGTGCTTCCCTCTGGTAGCCCATCAAAGCACCAGTCCCAGCAGTATTCAGGTAATATGCTTACATTCGGAATTACTGGAATATCATTCAAGATCATGTAGTGAGCCAGTGCATGATTGCGGTATTTGTTCCACAAGCACATAGCCAACGGCATTCCATTCTTGCCGACCGATATGCTGAAATCTGGCATAATGACTGCATGAAAACATTTCAAATGCTCCATGTACTTGTCTGGCTGATTCCACAATCTTTGAAACTGTACATCGTCCACATAGAAATTTACGTCTAGTTCCCGGTGGTTCTTAATTTTTCGGCTAAAGCTCTCCGCAAAATCTACAGTATTTTTCCCTGGATGGATAAAAGTCTTTGGAATTTTAGGGATTCCGTACTGTCCAACAAGCTCTGCATCCGTGATTAAAAACTCTTTCATTACGTCATAAGCTGTATGTATCATTGATTCCACTCCCATTTTTTCTCTTATAGTGCTAAAAGGTACTTATATTTGAAAAATACCATATCTTGTGTCTTAATGCAAGTTTTCCTACTAAATATCTTGTGTTGTTCTGAATGTAGAGTGAAAATCATATCGTCAGAACAACGCAAAGGAAATCCCCATTTTTCAAGGTTTCCAGACCTCAATTGAAATGTTAGTGTTGCACATGTAGCCGCCAACGGTTCCACGGTAATTTTTTCAAAAAGTTCATTGACAATCTGCCTGTTAATGTCTTTTGAAGTAACACCCTTAAACTTTTCTAACTGTTCTTTAATAGCACTTAATTGTATTTCTACTGGCTCTGGACTTTTGGTATTTTGGATTTCTAGAATATGGCTCTCAATCTGCTTTATCTGCTTCACGTATTCTTTATTTCTTGAAATAAATTCATCATCAGATATTTTTCCATCCAGATTATATTCCAGTATTTTTTCACGTTTTTGTTTTAACAGATCAATCTGTTTTTCAAGTCGTGAGATTTCGTTTTTATTGTCTGGAATGTTTTTGATCGAGGACTGCAAAATTTCAAAATATTCCTCCAAAATGCTATCAATGTTTTCAGAAGATTTATTTATTAATTCTGCGATTACTTCTTTCAGTTCTGATTCTGCCAGTCCAAATGAATCACATGAAGCTGCTCCGTTTTTTATCTTATAACTACATACCCATCGAACATCTTCTTTTCCTCGAATATAATGTTGCTTCATCCAGTATGGTGCTCCGTCGTTAGCGCAGAAAAGTTTTCCAGTGAAAATATTTTCACTCTTAAAAGAGGTTTTTCTTGATTTTATAGCTTCTCCGCGCTCCCTTAAATACGCATTTGCCTTTTCCCAAGTAATCTCGTCAATAATCTGCGGTACTCTGGAACCATCGTCTTTAAACATTACCCATTCTGACTGCGGAAGAAATTCCTGCTTTTTTGTGAACATATCAACGATCTTGACTTTTCCTCCGCAATAGTATCCTTTGTATTTTGGATTCCGAATAATATTTTTTATGACATCTCTACTGATCTTACCGCCTTTGAAACTTCTATATCCCATATTCCAGAGTTTTTTTTCGATTCTTGGTGTAGATATTCCAGAAGCATAGTCTCGAAAGACCATTCGAACCATATCTGCTTCTTCCGGGATTAGCTCAAGTTTTCCTTGATGATTTGAGTATCCATACATTCTGTGCCCAAGTACAACACCGTTTTTAATTGACTGTGCATGGCCAAATTTTATTCTTGAAGATAATTTTCTGATTTCGTCCTGTGCTACTCCAGCCATAATTGTTAGCCTAAGTTCACTATCTTCATCAATGGTATTGATTCCGTCATTTTGGAACCACACGCATACGCCGTAAGATAACAATTCCCTGGTATATTGGATGCTGTCAAGAGTATTTCGTGCAAATCTTGAAATTTCTTTCGTAATAATCATGTCAATTTTTCCGAGCTTTGCATCTTTGAGCATTCTTTGAAATTCTTCTCTTTTATCTGCGTGCATTCCGGAAATACCATCATCAATGTAAGAACCTGCAAACTTCCATCTGTTGTTAGAATGTATCAGTTCTTCGAAATGTTCCTCCTGGTGTTTAATGGATGCTTGCTGTTCAACTTTTTCCGTAGAAACCCTAGCGTAATAAGCAACATTCAGTTCAATGTCGTAAATAGAACAACTCCTTAATTTTTCTCTGACATAATAAATATTCATAGTGCATTTCTCCCTCAATATACAGGGAGTGGAATCATATAAAGTATAACACTTCACATAACTCCACTCAATACATTTTGTTACTTTCTAATGCTAATTTCAGCTTTTATTTTGTCCCTTGTTTTCTCATCTATCAGACCAAGTGAGAACATTCTTTCATTTATGGCATACAATATAGTTTTTTCCATTAATTGTCCCTCCATATAATTATCTCATTTTAAACGCTGTTTTTCTTTATCTTTTGTATGCCCTATATTTCTACCATTTTTCTATTTTGAATGATTCTGTGCTATTTTAAATACACAATTATCACGTTTTACAACAAATCAAAGATATTGAGTTGCCCATCAATCTGAGATTCTTCCAGATTGTAAAATTTGCAAGCTATATAATCTGGATTCCAATCAATTTCCAGTTCGTATTGCAGGCACTGCGGATGCTTTCCATCACGGAAGAATCTGCAATCTGAACAGGTATGCTGATAAGCTGTACCACCAGACCGCTTATACATTTCGCTTATCTTCCTCATAGAATCACTCGCTTTACTCTTGAATTTCCTCTCGCTTTCTTTTTGAAGATACCATTTTTAACACAATCCCTCGGATCACATCCTCTGCTATGCTCTTCGATCAAGATATAATCACAGGTTGCATTTGTACTCCATGCATTTTCGCTTTTGCTGTAATAGTCGCATTTCGAGCATTGTCTCCGCTTTAGGCCTATAATTTCAGTGCTTTTTAATTCTCTCCATGGTTTTCTATCTGGCAATTTTCCACACCTCCCAATCTGGCAGAATCTATAATTTTTAAAAGGTCTGGGCTTAGTTTTCTTCGTTCTTGTTCTCTCTGTACTTCTGCCCGGTAAGTCCTTTGAAAGTTGGACTGAACTACACTCCACCATGTACCATCCACATTTTCAGATACCGCCCATTCTCTAAGCTGTGCCGGGCTTGATACTGCTTTCTGGATGATTTTTGGGAGTTTATCAAACTCTGCTTCTGCATTATATGTAGAATTTTGAATGGCCTTGCATACCTTTTCCCATGCTTCCGTTTCATTCAGCTCTTCTTTTTGTGGCTGAAGGCTCTGCGCGCATTGCCGTAATGCAGCTATTGTAGGTTCTTTCCATTCAGTCTGCATATATTTCTTCAAGCCAAAACTTAAAAGCTTGTAATCTATGTCTTTCAAAAGTCCATACCATGTATCAAAAGCATTCTGATCTGGCAGAAATGATGGAGAAGTGTACACAGCTTTCATTGCCTTTACCAGTACCGCCCATTCTTCTCTTGTCATACCCAATTATCCACCTCGCTTACTCTGTTTTGAATTTTCTCCATGTAGCTGCACGGTCTATTCGTAGACTTGTCTGCGTATTGCCCTTCAAATACTTTTGCGAAATTTCCAGGCTTCAAGAACCAATCAAACGTAACCATCCAACCATTTTTATTCTGCCCTTGCAAGAAACTACTATGGCGAATGTTCTCAATGGCTTCTAAGATATCATCCATATGGTTCTGACGGATTCTGGCTTTCACTGCTTGTTCTCGTTTTGATGTCATTCTTTTTACAGGGTTAATACCAAATTCTTCCAGAGTATTCCATTCATCAATGATTCGTTGGACGTCAGTCTGACGAATAGTATCTTTAGATACTATTAAATCATTTATATCTTTTTCTTTATCTTTATCTAATTCTGTATCTAAATCTAATTCTAAATCTTTATCTTTATTCTTATTCTGTTCCGTTACAGTAATGTTACTGTAACGTTTCTGTAACGTTACATCATCTTTCTTGCAAAGCAAAGCGACCTTATTTTTTTGACGCTCACGATATTCTGCAACCCTTTTTCTGTTTTGATCTCGTATTTTCTCCAATTCGTCTGCACTTTGATGCTCTTCCCAGCCAGGAATAGAAAGTAATTCAGAATCTCTGGTAATCATCCCGAACTTTTCCAGAACTGTTAGTGCTAATTGAATAATGCTTTCCTCAAAATCCAATTCATCTGCAAGCATTTTTGTTGTGTATGGAATATTTTCAGTGAGAAAAATAATTCCGTTTGAATTACATCTGCCGGCCATTGTCAAAAGCATTACCCAAATAAGAACAATATTGTTTCCCTCAGGCATTTTCCTTATTTGCTTAATTTTTCGGTTACTAAACATTTCAATCTCTATTTTAATCCAGCTTACTTTAGCCATTAATGTAATTGCCTCCTCCATGTGCTATTTTATGGCATCTTTTACATAAACAAACTCCGTTTCCTATATCATAAACAATATTTTTATCGTCATAGCAGTCTCTAAACCTTACTTTATGATGTGCAATATTGGAGTTTGGTTTTCCACACATTTGACAAATATAATTGTCTCTTTTAAGCACCTCTTTTCTCCATTTTTTATATTCTTTAGTGTGCCTTTGTTTATCTCTTTCTCCATATCCTGTTGTTTCTTTGAACAATGGTAATTTATATACATTTTCAGATTTTTTCTCCAAATATCCGTTACTTATTAATTCAGATACGAATTCTTCTTTTGCATCTATTATTCTAATTGTGCGTTTCCAGCTTCTTAAATATCCATCATCATCTGAGCGCATACATAGTTGGAAATATGCACATTGTGCCTCAATTGACATATTTAAAAATTGATCACTATCAACAATTTTCATGGTAAACATTCTTTTATTTGCCAATTCTAAAATTCCTTTCTCCAATTCCTGGATTTTTCAAAAGTGTTTATCTCAATTCAACTTCAATTCCATTTATTTTCAGTTCTCCGTTTACCGGGATTACAAGAGATGGAACGCCGTTTATTTCTTTCAGTTCAATCAGAGCAATTTTATCAGGCTGAATGCAGATTGTTGCATCTGGTGTTACAATTTTTGCAGTTTTTGAATTATGGATATTGTCAAGGGCAACAGGCTCATTGTTGAAATACATTCCCCAGTTTTCTTTGAAGTCCGATAACTTCTCGCCTGGAACTCCGCAATATTCAAAAATCTGTTCCATTTCATCACATGATACAGTTATCATCTCTGGGCTATCTTTCTTCTGTTCTCTTACTTCCTGTAACGATTCAACCAGGCTTTCGGTGAAATTAAATGTTGTGTACCCTTCGAAATTATCCATAATAAAATCTGAAAAGACATTGATTTCATTTCCCGGTATACGTGGAATTGGTGTGCCAAGAACATTTTCGATGAAGTCTGGATGAATATTCTTTGTGTTTTTGTTGAAATACAAGGTTCCATGAATATCAGTGCTTCTGTCATTGAATACAGGGAATAAGAATCCTGTTTCTGGTCTTGAGACTACCCAATCACGAATTCTGTCTTTGATGTTATTTTCAGCCACATCATAGCTAAGTCCAGCCTTTGAAAGATTTACCGGACAAATGCTGCACAGAATGTGTTCATAGATTTCTTCTGAAGCATCGTGCATTTCAGTTTCATCAGAAGCTTTTCCAGGAATGTCATATACTGCATGAATGAGAATTATGTAGTAATTTTCTGGATAGTCATAGTTTTCAATTACTTTGTCGTAGAACTCGTCCAAAAGCTCATCATCTTTAAGCTTACTTGCTCTGATCCGCATAAGAAATTCCTGCGTTCCACCCTCTTTTTCCTGTGCTAATGGAAAATCAAAGTTCATAAGGTTCTTTCCAAGTCTGCCAGACATGGTTTTCTTGAAAATGTCAAAATACTTAAACATTTCTTCCTCTGGAAGAGACAGGAATGCTTCTTTAATTTTGGTTTTCTTATTCTTTTCTGCATCCACATAACAACCACAAATGCGTGTAATAGAACAATTTGCTGGTGTAAACTGTTTCTTGATCTCTGCGATTTCTTTCTTATTCATGATTAATCCTCCCATTTTAATTTTTGTCAAATAAATCAAATTATATGAGTTTTATGTGCTATTTCTTGATTACCTTCATGTTTTTATTCCAACTTCCAGAAATTGTTCCGTCTGGGTGAATTATAAATTCTCTACAAACACTATTATCTTCCGCTTTCTCTATTTCGCTAAGCATTTTCATGTTCGAATAGCTAAAGGTGATTAAAGCATCTTTGTATTTCCATATTTCATACACATAATAATCTTGAATTGTTTGCTCGATAAATTCAAAATGATTGTATGCGTATTCAAGTATTTTGTTATATAATTCTTCTTTTTCATCGTATTTAATTCCGCTTTTTTCACTTAGCTTCATAAGTTTTCTGAATGATAAATCATCTGCAAAAGAGTATGCATCAATCATATTTAATACATCTTCGATTGTGTTCGCGTCGCACAATACGCATTGTAATCTCATTTTGGTCTTTAATAATTTGCCTTTAATACGTTCCAGATCAACCAAAGATGGCATACATGTTCCAAAAATTTCATTATTTTTCTTATCGGAAATAGCATGTCTGCTAATGTCTACAAAATCAAACAGTCCATCAATTTCTTTAATATGATTTTCTAAGTATTTCCCATTTGTATTAATCGTCAAAAATTTAATATCGTGTTTTCCTAAAACTTCACACAATTTAGTAAATTTTTCAAATAGCAGTGGCTCTCCACCTGTTACAGATACGGAATACAATATTCCTTCTTTTTCCATTTCTGAAAGCATTTCATCAACTTGCATTATAAAATACTCTGCATTCTCGCAACGTTCTGCGTTTTGTTCGACACAGAATGAACATTTGGCATTGCACTTATCTGTTATTTTCAAATGCAAGTGCCATAACCATTCGTTCTTTTCTACTAAAATCCGATGACCAAATAAGTTGACTTCCATCTTGCCATCATAATTTATTGGTAATCTTTCGACATTGCACTTGTGAATGTAATCTTTTATGCTTTTATTTTGTACAAACATTAATATCACTAATCCTTTCTGCTTCTCTCTCCTGTTTCTTCTCAATCCACTTATTAATTTTCTCATCGGATATCATGTACATTTGCTTTAGCATTTCGATGCAGATCAACACATCTGCAATTTCTTCTATCATGTTATCACGGTTGATTTTTCCACGCTTTGCCTTACTGATTGCCTGGATAAGCTCGGCACATTCTTCCATGCAGACGGTACTCTGTTTTTCTTCCCCATAATACAGAATGCTTCTCGCAATAGTGTACTTATCAATAATGTATCTCTCTTTTGTGCTGGATTTCTCTTCTTTTACCAATTCGAAATATTTATCTCTATATTCCAGGACAACTTCAAAATTGTATGAACCATATCCCGTATGGTAAAAGTTATCTCCAACCTTCTTATATTTTATTTGATAATATGGTTTCTCACCCATAACCTCAAAAACCAGATCCAATTCAGTTACTTTTTCTTTTTCAATTTTTGCTTCTCTTTCGCTTTCTATAGAAACATTTTCTAAATTATCCATTATTCCCCTCCACCTTAATAAATGCCATCCAATGTGTTTTCCCCTGTTTGCCAGATCTATTGCCGTACAAGGGTCGTGCCCCAATGGCTGCAATAACGTCCTTTACAGAAATCTGTGTCTCATTCCACTTAAAAATCAATGTGCCGTAAGGTTTAAGCACACGCATACACTCCGAAAAACCATCATGTAACACTTGTTTCCATGTATCTTTGTTGAGTTTTCCGTACTTCTTTACCATCCAGGCATTGTCTCCTCCTTGGATAAGATGTGGTGGGTCAAACACAACATGGCAAAATGTATTATCTTCAAACGGGAGGCATGTGAAGTCTGCTATAATATCTGGATGGATGTTGCAATACCTTGTTACTTTTCCATCTCCGCTTGTCCATATTGCTTCGTCATCCAGTTCGCGTTTATCAACGAAAACAGCAAATTCATTATTTTTGTTGAACCAAATCATTCTTGAACCACATGTAGCGTCCAGAACAGGTTTATCCATTTTCCTTCATCTCCTATCCAAAAAGTTTTCCACAAATTACACATCTGTATATATGCCCTCTTCTGCGAGAGTGATATTTAATCCATTGATGACTGTACATTCTTCATCTCCTCCAATTTCCTTGCAGTTTTTCTATAATCTCTATTTGCTGACCGGAACATCATCAGAAGAATTTCAGATACAGGTCTTGTTCTGTATCTCCTCACTGCTCTCTTGATGCATGAAAGCTCACTTCCGTCTGGTATGTAAACCCCTACAGAATACGGAATTTCCAGAGATATTTTTGCATATACATCTTGCGGCATAACTAAATAGTTGAAATCGCCAATGAAATTTAACCCGTGTCCAGATTTGAAATCTTCAACAGACGACTTAATTTCATAGCAGTAGCAATCCGCTTTTTCTATTCCAGAAACGCTATTATTTGCTGGAACAAATTTCATGTAGTCCACTCTGATTGCATGATCTGTATAGTAATCAAATGTAACTTCTCGTGCCCAATAAATACGTGGATCATTATGCGGATTAATTTTCTTTTCAACCATGGCTGATAATTTTGCCGTAATCTCAGGTCTTGTCATTTCCCAGCTCCTCCAACTTCTTCTCAGCTTCTTCGCTGGTAGTAAATACTTTTATCCCAATAACATCATCTGAGAAAAATACTTCTCCATAATCTTCTTGGATTGCCTTTATGTTATATAATTTGCTTATCATAGTAATCTGAGATACTTTCATCTTGATAATTGGGTTTCTTGCGCCCTTGTTAATTCGGAATAATATATCCCCAACCTTACACGGCAATCTCACAAGAAGGCCCTGTTCTTCTAAGTCTTCAAATTTTGCAAGACGATTAACCATAGCTTTTAATCTGTCACAATCTCCTGTTCCTTTTGAACAATTATCGCAATAGCAACTGCATATGAATCCGGGACTATTGTTGTACGTGATTCCGCTAATTTCTCTTTTTGTCAATCTCTCCATCTACTTCACCTCTTCCATCTGACTTTCTACGGTATCTGCAAGTAGCTTCAAGGACTTAATAAATGAGTCCGTCAAAGTTGTTCTATCTGGGTATTTAGCGAACGTTCTGACAAGTTTTACTGCATCCTTGATTTTTTTTTCATCTTCGACGATTTTGGATGCTTCAAGCAATGTCTTTTCAAAGCTGTAAGTAACGGTCTTATTATCGTAAAAAATCAATATGTTTGGAAATGGAATTTCGATATGGTTTAAATGATTTTCTCTCGCCCATTTGAATCCCTGAAACCTTGCTATTTTCAGAACACTCAAATATTCTTCCTGTGTCTTTACGAACACGTTTTTTCCTGTTAAATTAATCATATTTTTCCTCCCTTAATCTTATTGCTCGCTTTACCTCTTTATCAGAATCTCTGACAACTCTACCACTTGCGCATTTTACACATTTGATTCTCCAACCACCTTTATATCTTTCGAAATGTCCATAACCTGTTGGGACTTTTTCACCGCAACAATAACAAGTTCCTGGATACCTATTCCTTGCCATTTACTTCACCTCTCCTGTAATCTCATCAATACACTGGTTCCAACCCTCTACAAAGCCAGCGTCAAATGTATTAGCTGGATAATCTCCATTGTCTTTCTCTGGCAAGTTCATAAGTGGACACCAATCTGGCTTAACGCTTGTGTCCTTAATATCTTTCAGCTTTCCTCTGCAATACTGTAAATTAAGTGTGAACCCTCGCAAATAGCATGAGCAGCAGGATTCTGGTGTATCAATCACTAATACTGATTTACTCATAATTCCTCCTCAAGACAACAATACACTATTGGATAGCCAGTATCACAATCACAATTGTTGTAATCAATGTCTTCCAATGCTTTACTTTTTGCTATTTTCTCAGCTTCTTCTTTTGTATCGGCTTCAATATCGTCATAATCAATTGATAAGCTCATTCCGACACTTACATGCCATTTACTCATCTGATTCCTCCTGTAATAGTTCTTTATTGTCGAAAATGTTGCCAACTACTTCCATTTCGCACCTGTCGATATAATATTTGGTCAGTGGCATTAACCAGCAGAAAGGTTCGCATCTGCTGATTGCATCTGTTGGGACAACTTCGTAATACCATCCTATAGCTTTATCTGTTATAGACCCGGTTCCAATATTTCTTACGCCAAATTCTCCAAATGCCACTTTTATAAGATCTTCTGGGTTTTCATGACACATCAAAACGTCATTATCCCAAATTTTGTTTCCGTTCTTGTCGCAAAGTCCTGTGAACTGGCAGAGGGTTTCTATATCAATTATATTGGTATATACTGTAAACCGATCTGAATCCTTCCGATAAAAAATAATGTCCTCCCCCCCTATGTGATATTGATCTCTTAGGTAATATCCCTCAACCCATTCACCATTATCAATCCGCTTTGCCTTGAAAAGAATTTCTCTCATTCAACTCCACCGCCTTTCACGATTTCGATTGCTAAAGCTATCGTCTGTTCTTTTTCAATGTATTTCAGTCTTTGCGCGCTGTCATTAGTTCCCAAACATAGTTTAAATGCTCTCTTCTTTTCTTCTTCTAACCGCTCCACAACCTTATCTACATCAAAAACTGTCGGCTGTTCGTCAATAACTGCACCTATTGCAAAATCCATATCCGAATTTCCAAGAGAGTCAATTATTTTGTCTGCATCTATTAATCTAGCCATGTTTTCTCCTTACCTTCCTTATCAAATCTATACCTCTGTCGCCACGACAATATCTATTATTAATAGTGCTCCTTTTTATGCTAGTAATTTTAGACCATTCGGATATTGTGTGGGTTTCTCCATTAATTTCAACATACAGAGTATTCCTTCTGTTATTTGCTTGTTCTTCTGGCGTAGCCCATCTACAATTATCTGGTTCATAATTTCCATTTACGTCTATTCGGTCTAACGAAAGCCCTTTTTTGTATCCGCTTATGTTAACCCAATTTTCAAATTTTTCGATATCTTTCCAGTCTTCGCAGACAACAATACCTCTCCCGCCATAAAACGGATAATTATGTGCTTCCTTTCTATAGCAACGTTCAATCATACTTTTATAGCTTCCGTACCAGCTTTTATTGTAAAATGCTTTACCTTCAATCAACCTCATAATCTTCGCACTCCTCCGCATATTCATAACCGTCCATATCATCACATCTGCACTGGCAGGAATCCTGTTTAGTACAGCAGATGCAGCACTCTGTTTCGTTGTCCGGGCAGTTTAATTTACAATATCCCATTCAGTCCTCCTTGTGCACTTTGAAATCGAAATGACAATCAAGTTCCAGATTCTGTCCGTAAGATACGATGCAATTGAGTTCGTAACTTTTTGCCTTTGCGCATTTTGAAATTAATGTGTTCAAGACTTCTACGAACTCTTTACTGTCTTTTTCAGTGTATTCAATCATGTTCAGTCCTCCTTGTATGGATCTTGGAATATTTTCTTGCAATTCGATTGTTTGTTCTTATATTGCTCACTCATTGGAATCCATCTGCAATTATTCGGCTCATAATTACCGTTAACATCTATACGGTCAATCGTAAGGCTATCGGAATATCCATTAGTTAAAGCCCATTGTATAAATGTCTTTTTATCATTTCTCCATTCATCGCACACAACAATCCCACGTTTGCCATAAGCATTATAGTGAATATCTTTTTCTCTATAGCACCTACTCATCATCGCTTTGTAACATCCTAACAATCTGCTTCCAGTCATTCCGTGCGTAATATTATTTTTGCTCATTTCTTTCAGATGCTCCTTGGCTAGACATCCGCATGAGTGATTTGTTTTCCTTGTTAAAACGTCCGCACTCGTTATGCATTCATTCCCGCAATCGCAAGTACATCTCCACATGGCATAATGCCTGTTTCCTATTCCAACAAACTCGATTGCTACTAATTTACCAAATCTTTTACCCTTTAAATTCTTTACTTTTCCCATTTAAAAATCATCTTCTTTCATTGGATTCGGAATTGGCCGCCATGCAATAATACTGTCCTCCGCATAATATTGCGCTTCTTCCAAACTATACCAGCCATGCCCAATTTGATATCCCAGTACAGTTCTCTTACAAGAGCCATATCCTACCATACAAACTTTTATTCCGTTCTTAAACGTCACCAGATACCTTCCGTCTTTCTCCGGAAGTCTCTCACTAACCGGAATCCAACCGTTTTCTTTCTCGTCCTGTTCCATATCAGCTTGAAGCTGTTCTATCATTTCTAGAACATCACTTGCCAAAACCATCTGGTGGTCATCCGCAAGTTTCTTCAAGAAATCATGATAATCTGATAATCTGTCTTTGATATGTATCATATTATCTCATCCTTTCTCAATGTCCGCTTCTTACCATGCAAAACAGCAGTTCTGTCATGGATCTTTTTCTTGATCCATTGTGTTTACACTTTATAGCAACCGATAATTTCCATTTTTCCACATCTCCATCTAGTGGTGTTGGGTTTTCAAATTCTTCGGCAACCTCTCTCTGATACGGAACTGCAACCATTACTCCCATGTTACCTATTTCCGCGTAACATTCCGGAAAATTCTCACGTATATGTTGGGCAAATTTTCCATTTTTTAAATCAGGTAAAATCTCTTTGTAGCACTCCATTGTTGTTACAAGGTAGTTTTTTTCTCCAATAAAATTTAATCCATTTCCGCTGTAAATATCCTCTTTGCAGCTTTTGATTTCATAGCATGTAAATATTCCTTTTTCGATTGCTGAGATAGAACACTGGTTTTCCGGGATAAACTGCATGTAATCTACTCTTCTTGGCTTTCCTGCTGCGTAGTCATAATCAATGCTTACTTCTCTAGCCCAGTATTTACCTGGGCCAGAAAAACAGCTTTTTTCCAGCAATTGACTAAGAAATTTTGTTGTTTCAAATCTTTTCATCCTTCCACCTCCTCATAAGTTTCTCTGAATATATCTGGCTTACACGGATAAAATTCACCGTGTACACCTCGGATGATATAATCACCAATATTTGCCAGATGTTCACCCTCTAGCGTCTTGATTACTAATCCGCCCGGAACCTTCCGATGGTCAATATAGAAATTCTTACCTTCTGCCGGAATGTACTGGTCCGTACACTGATAGTCCGTCAGAAAATCGAACATTTCTCGATGATTTGTACCAGTCCACTGTACCACGTCAATTACAACTGGTTTTTTTCTATACCTCATACTCACACCTCACTATCTTCTGGCTCTTCATTAAACATTTTATATATACGGCCAGAATGAAATGCCTTTCTTAATTTTTCATAATTAATTTCAGTAAGATCTGAAATTTGAGAAATTGTCATTGGCTTTCCTTTGAATTCTACAATCAAATTATTTCTTTTATTATTTCCTTGTATTTTTGCATCCACCCATCTACAGTTGTCAGGCGAATATCCATTATTATTATCAATGCGGTCAATCGTTAAATTGTCTTGATACCCATTCTCTATTGCCCATTTATAAAACATCATAAAATCATGCCATTCTTCACAAACAGATATTCCACGACCGCCATAATCAATATATTGTGGGTGATCTTTGTGCTCGCATCTATATTTCATATTGCGCCAGATGTTATATATCCTTGTATGCCTTAATCCGTGTCTTGTAGCTTTTTGCCTTGCAATATCAACGCTTAAACAACCGCACGATTTTGTTCTTCCTATTTTGAGCGCGTATGCTTCTACGGTTTTTATGTTTCCGCAATCACATTGGCATATCCAATATGTTCTATTGGTATCGTCCGTTTTTTTTCGCTTTATTACTGTTAATCTCCCGAAACGTCTTCCTGTTAAGTCTACAAACTTACTCATATTCCATTTTCCCTTTATCCTGACTTCTGATTAACATTTTGTGTCCTCCTGATTCTTAAATCCCATCTTTAAATCATAGACAAACTGGCAAAGTTTCTCTGCAATCTCATCCGCATTCTCTACATTTGCAAGATGTCTTACATACTGCTTACCACATATAACGCAAGTTAATTTTCTGATTGTTTCCCAAACCTGCCATGAGATAATAGATGAATCAAAAGCATCCGTCATCAGAGAATTTCTTCCGTTCCCATTCTCGTCTCTGAACCACTTTTCTCTCGGTGCTTTTAATGTGGTTGCAACATCTTCTCTGGTAAGACAACCTTTGTATTTTTCGTCAATGCGCTTTTCCAGTTCATCCAGAAGTTCCTTCTTTTCCTGTTCTGTCATTGTGTCCTCACTTTCCCCACTTAGATTTTCTCCCTTTATTTTCCGAACCTTCTAACCAATTCTTTATTCAAATCTGGAATCCGTACATCTGTTTCGGATTCCAGTTCCTCAATCATGCTCATAAAGCTTCTTTCGCCACGGTTCGCTTGTCCCACAAACTCATTTGCACAATTGATTACGTCTAAAAGCCTTTTGGTTGAAAATCCATGCAGTTTTCTTAATGCCAACATCATAGTTACGGAATTGATCGTATTCGCCCAGTCATCACCAGTATTAAATCCATCGTTATAGGCTTGATCTTGCATGATTTCCAACTCTTTACGTGAGTTCTGCATGGCTCTGGCAAATGCCTGTGACATTTGGTTATCGCATTCCAGCACCCTATTTTTCTTTGGTGCTTTCATCTTTAATTTGCTTCCCATATTTTTTCCTTTCGTATCTGTATTCCGTCAAACGGTATGCTCTTGATACTCCCGGATGTTCTGTGGCAATCAGAGAATCCATCTCCAATTGCCGCATATGTCTCTGGACGGTACACTTTGTGAGGTCTGTTCCATCCATGATTTCTTCGTAAGAAGGCATATATCCGTGTTTCTCAAGATACTTGACAAGAAATCTGTAAATATCATTTCTGGCAGATTGCCCCTCATTATATTTTCTCTGACGGTAATTCATAGGCAAAACGGATCTTCTTCCGCAGTATTGCTTTTTTCTGCACGCATTTTATTTAATCTTTCCGCAGCTTTCTTTTTCGCTTCATCGGAATATTTTCTCGGTGGGTTGATTTTAATGTAGGAATATGGTAAGTGAGCAAAAATAGATCCATCATTATTTTTGGCAAGAATTTTCACATCATCTGGAAATTCCTTTTCTAATTCCTCACATCTGTTCTTCCAGGTACTCCCATTCTTAGCAGTAAGCCCTACATAATCTCTTCCTGGAATCCATTCAATTACACATTCGTTTGTGTTTTCTGACACAAAACTCACCTCTATTCATTTTTTTATTTTTTATCTTTGGAATTTAGCCAGTAGAACTACTGGTGTGTTAGAATCAGTGATAGTTTTCTTCATTGAGTAAGTCGTTGAATTTTTCCAACGCCTTAATAGATACTTTGTTATTTGCTTTTTCTGGTCTGATTGATACATTTAAGTGAATATCAATGATGTGTTTTAATTCTCGCGCAAGGGTTATTTTCCCCTGTTGGATTCCATCTCTATATCCTTTTGCCGGACGAAATTCATTGATTTTTTCTTTCCCTTCCCCTTGGCTCCCAGAGGTTTTATTATATCTGCATTGATATCCTTTTTTGGTATACTCTAATATCCAGTATTGTTCCATTTTATCAAGCTGTTCTACTGGATAATGGATAAAATTTATTTTCCACCCATTCGGGTTTTCTTTACTGTAAAATCCTCTCTTCTTTATTGATAAATCAATGTGCTGGTACCCAGTAAGATGAGAACACATCCGTTGAATTATATGTACTGCCTGACCTATATAAAAGTATGGGATTTCATTTTCATCAGTTCTGGTTAGAAAATATATTCCGCTTCCATCGTCAAGCTTTGGATTGATTTTCAGAAGTCTTTTTCGATTCGTTGCTTCAATAGCTTTTGCCTGCCTAAGCTTTTTATAATTCACTCGGTATCACTCCCATTCACTCTCATACTCATCTTCGTCATCATCTTCACTGTAACCATGTTCCATAATTTCTTTGAAAGTAGATATTGCTTTTTTGAACCTGTCACGCAAAACCTGTTCTTTCTGTTCAAGATCATCAATAACCTTTTTTCTTTCTGCGATTTCTTCTAAAAGAGATTTATTCTCTTCTTCAAGATTATATCTGGCAATGCGTTTCATGGTTGTTGGATCAAGTTTTACAAGTTCCTTTCCAGTAACGTAAAGAGTTGTTGGATTCATTATTGCCGGCACATACGTTCTTGTCTCGCCATAAACCGATGTAGTTTCTATTTGTTCTGGTGGTTCAGTAATATCCTCAATGGATTCAACATCAAAGCACATCATTTTCTGATTGCTAAAATAAATAATCTGTCCTGTTTGTACCATTTAATCACTCCTATCCAAACGCTACCTGTCCGTTGTTTTGCATATAAATCATCGGTGCAACTTTGCGTTCTCCAACTTTCAAGTACGGACAATTTGCTTTCACAAGTGCTTCTGCCATAACCGGAACCACACTATTTCCGATTCTTGCTACTTGTTTCGCAATCGGATAATCTCTCCACTTGTAATCCCGATCAATAATGTAATCTTTTGGGAATCCCTGCATCACTTTCAGTTCTTCTGGCTTTAGCATTCTGAGAAAAATATCTGAAATAATGTATTTCTCTCCGTGAATGTCAACCAAAACATTCACTAGACCGAATCTATCTTTTGTGGTGATAGTCCCGAGTGGTTCATTAAGCACCTGTCCGCATCCTGTCCCATAATATTTAACCAGGAAAGCGGATATCACACCGAAGTGTCCGGGCGAAGTTGTTATCGTATGCAGTGGCTCGTCACATCCTTGACTGATTCCAGTCTTGTAATATTTCGTAATAAAAGCTGTTACAAGTCCATATCTGTTTGATGTATCAATGGTTTTAATCGGCTCTGTCAGTAATTGCCCTCTGGAATCACCTTCTCTAGTTTCTCCATGATACTGAATGATAAACGCCAGTGCATCTTTATTCTTTACAATGTACGGTTCTGGATTATCAACGATATATTTCTTGATTCCATTTGCGATACGTTTCTGCGTTGCTTCTGCCAATGGTTTCGGGCGGTCAAAGATGCTTTTGCCTAAGTCTGACCAATCAATGTAGTCTCCACACTGTTCGTATCGTTTCAGACCGTCTATTCCTAAACGATTATGCGTAGGCTTTGCCCATACTATCTGTTTTCCATCTCTGCGGAATACTGCATACCATCTTTTTCTGGTTGTTGGTGCTCCGTAATCCGCAGCTACCAGTTCTTGACTATCAAATTGATATCCAATACTCTCCATTGCCGAAATAAATTTTCGATAATCTTCCCCGGCTCTTTCTTTTATTGGATTTCCTTTATCATCAAGTGGCCCCCATTGCTGTATTTCTTCCACATTTTCCATAATTATTACATCCGGAAGAATTGCTTTGGCGTGTTTATATACCGCCCATGGAAGAATGCGAAGCCCCTGTTTTCTCGGCTGACCGCCTTTTGCTTTTGAATGGCTTGTGCAGTCTGGCGAAGCCCACATCAACGCTACGTGCTGGTTTCCGACATATTTCTGCAAGTCTACTTTGAAAATATCTTCGGTCAGATGCAGTGTTCCGGGATGATTAGTCTTATGCATTAGGATTGCATCTGGATCATGGTTAATTGCTATATCAACAGGTCTACCGAGAGCCATTTCAATGCCTACGGATGCGCCGCCGCCCCCGGCAAAGCAATCTATAATTAAGTCTTTCATTTCATCTCCTAACTAAACGGAAATTCATCTTCCATACTGCCTAAATCTGGCACATCCATGAAACTAGGTTCTGGCGGCGGTACTGGTCGTGTGTCTGTTTCCTGTGTTTGTGGTGACTGACTCTTTCTTTCTGCAAATTCATGTTCTGCAACAAGACAATCATTTGAGTAAACTTTTTCTCCATTTTTGTTCGTATAGTTTCCAGTCTGCCATTCTCCACGCACATTTACTTTCGTGCCTTTTTTAAGATATTTCTCTGCGAATTCTGCATTTTTTCCAAGACATACGCAAGCAATAAAGTCTGATTTTCTTTCCGTGTTCTTTTTTACTCTTCTTTCAACAGCTAAAATGTATCTTGCAATTTTGGTGTCATTCGTTCCCATTCTGATATCTGGGTCAGCAGTTAATCTCCCAGAAAGAATAACAATATTCACAATTTATCACCTCTCAATCTGAATGTCGCATCTGATAAGTGCGTGTTTTATTTTCTTTGTATTCCCTGTTACAACTTCTTCTTTCCCGATAATAAAGGAAATATCATCTTCTGTTACGTTGAATCCTTTTGTTTTGATATGCTCCATGAGTATTTCTTTGATTTCCTCTGCACAGATTCCGATTGTGATTTCCAATGATGTTACCTCCCTGGTTTGTAGACTGGTGGCATTGGTTGCCATGCAACTACTGGATAATATGCAATTCCGTGTTCTTCTACCATGCCCCATCTTCCACCGCCTAAATATGTAAGGTTTGTTGGTAACTCAGCGTCTTTTATGGTAACGTTGTATTTTATCCTATCTTCTGGGCTTTCTCTCACATCTGGCTCTGGCGGCAACTTCACATCTGTTGGAATCCACATATCCGCAGAGCTGTAGGAACAAATCAGTTCTTCAACTTTCTTGATTGCATCATTCCATCCTTTATCGTACTTACATTCCTGTTCGGAAGGTTCTGGCTTTTTCAGTTTATCAAGTGTTTTTAAGAAGATTTTCATGTGTTAATCCTCCTTGACCTTTTCAATAGTTTCTTTTATCGCTTCTTTCACAGCCTTGGTTTTAATCATCTTATCTGCTAAGGCTTTTGCCGCTTCCTGTACGATCACGTTTTCGTTCTTTTCTAAGATTTCTCCAATCTGCATACGAACAATTCTTTTCAACGGCTCATTGGTATCCATACTTCCGTATGTGGATTTTTCGTAAATAACCTCTTTAATCTCCTTGGTAATTTTTTCAACTACCCTGTCCTCAACATTTTTACGGATTTCCTTTGCAATTTCTTCCTCATTAATACCAATCGTTACTGGTACGCTGAATACGCTCATTTACAGTTCTCCTCTCCTGCTTCAACCGCTGATTTAAGTTCCTCATAGAAATTAATTCTTTCTCTTAGCGTGTTTAATTCATTATCGTATTTTTTTAAAAATACTTCTTTTGCTTTTTGATAATCAGGTGCATCTAGTACAACCACTTTGCTGTATTCGCTAATGAAATTGCCTATTGATTCTTTTTTTATATACGAACAGTAGATTCCGTCAGGGAATTTAGTTACTGGTTTGTATGTCTTCGGTTTTTCTATTACTTCACATTCTTCAAGACAAATATTCCATTTATCTGTTTTTCTGTCCGTGTCCAGAATGTAAAAATACAGTTTCATCAAATTTCTCCTTTCAATCATTCAGTCGAATTGTTTTCCTTATCATCTTCAATCGCTTTTCCAAGGCAAGCCATAACAGATGCAGAATCAAGCAGTATTTCCCTTTCTCTGATGTTTCTTCCATCTTTTTCGTGCCAATCTCCTACAATATAAAGTTCTGCATTTGCGGAAAGAATATCTGTTTTCATATCCCAGTATTTAATATGGATTTCATAAGCTGCGTTTGCAGAAATTGGATTTACATAAATTCCTTTTGTTACTTCTTTCCAATCTTTTAAGTCAATTGATACCATCTATTTCTCCTTTCAAAATGGACATAAGTCCAAATTAACTTCTAACCCGGGTGTTGCGATATGGACGAGTGCATCAGCACCAGACGTTTCTTGTATCTCCCTCAAAATCTGTTCCGGGTCAGCTGCTTCATTACTCAAATGCACCAATGTTACTGTCCGTAATGCTGCCGTATGGTTCGTATTTACTAAGCTTTTGCAAGTATCTAAGGAGCAATGCCCTTTAAGCCTGTGCGTGTAATTTTCAGCTGTTTTGTCAACCAATTCTTTACAATAGTTGCACTCAATAACTAAGTGGTTCAGTCGCATTGCTTTGAAATTGTATCGGCAAAACTCAAAGTCTGTCATGTACAACAGCTTTCCCATCTCTTCATGCTCCACGATATAACCATAATTGAAACATGGAATAAGTTGCCCTGTGTCCTTATCCCTTGTGGTATGAGGCAAATAAAACGGTATTACTGTAAAAGAGCCAACACGAAACGGTCTTTTTTCTGGAACGCCTTTCATTAGCTCACCAGTGATGATTTGCAGATGCTCCACGGTTTCATCATTGGTGTAAATCTGAATGCCTAAATTCATCAGATTTTTAAATGATTCACGGTGATCGCTCAACCGTGTTCATGCGTCAGAAGCACACCAGAAACATCACTTGTTCTGTAATCAATAGCTTTCAGAATGTCTTTGTATCTGCATCCGCAATCCAGAAGAAGCATTTCTCCGCTGTTGGATTTCAGAACATAGCAGTTCCCATGGGTACTCCCTGTGTTGACAACTCGCATGAACATTTTTTATCACCTCGCTTTCATTCTTTTTTCGATATCCAAATCCACACTGTGGCATAATTTGACGCAATCTCCGTGCAGCATATGGTCTTTACATGAGAGATATTTTACTTGAAACTCTAATTCTGACATTTTCCTATCATTTACAGCCTTAACCCATTTTCGGACTTTCTTTTGTGTTTTTCGTTTTTTGTCTCCTCGAAGTTTTCTAATATACTCCCCATTAGAAGTTACATAATGATGAAAGCCAAGATAGCACAATCCCATTCTAAATGGCACAATCTGTGATTTAGTATTCAATTGTATTTTAAGGCTTTCGGTCATAATCCGGATAGCTTCAAGTATTTCTCTGGCTTCTTCTTTACTTTTACAAATCACATAGAAATCATCATTATACCTTCCGTAATGCTGTATTCCGTATTCAATTGTTATCATTTGATCCAACGAATGCAGTAACAGTAAAGCGTATTTCTGATTAACTTGATTTCCAAGTGGAAGTCCTGGATTTTCGGCGCTGTCAATAAATAGATGATTTAACCATACTGTAAATTCATCATCAAAATAGTAATCCACCACGTCTTTCATGATTTCATGATCTATGCTGTAAAAATATTTACGAATATCGCATTTTACAATCCAGCCATTTAAACCATTTTTACTGTAAAATTCCAACATATGATCTCGCAGACCATCCATTGCCATATAATGACCTTTTCCGATTTGTCCTGCTGTGTTCCATTTTATAAAAATATTATTTAATTTCGGCGTAAGAATGTAGTCTGAAAAGCATCTCTGTACCGTCTTGTCTTTGAAAGAACACGATTCTATGATGCGTTCTTTCGGCTCATATATTTTGAATTTATTATACGGTGCTATGGAATAAGTTTGATTTTCCAATTGTTCCTTCAATGTTTGGATTCCTTCCAACGCCATAATAGAAAACCTGGCAGTGCCGGAATTGAATTTCTTATCTGCCTTAACTCGTTTGTAAGATGAATACAAGTTTTCAAAATTTGCCACAATTTCTTTATCCATTTATTTTGTTCCTTTATATTTATCCATTGCGGAAAGGTTATGCATTTGCTTGTATCTATTCGGATTTCAGCTTTCTGCTTACTCTGTCTGCCTGTGATACAGGTTGGGCGAACACCGTTGTCATTGTTGCAGTTATTGTTGTTGACGTTACCCGAGGAGGAAACAACGGCTCTACAACGCATAACCTATAAAAATCATCTGTTTCTGTCTTTTGTTCTCCAAGCAATCGCCATATGCTTAATATCTGTAACCATTTTCGACCATGCCTCCATACTTCCCGAATTAATGATATTAAGCTCGTATGAAAGCTCTATATAAAAGAGAAGTTCATCACAATATGTAATTGCTTTTGTCTGTAATTCTAGCCTTTCTCTCTTATAATCTTTCAAATCTGTTCGATTGGCTTCAAAGAGCTTAGCTTGTATTTCGAGCGATTTGTTCTGCATTTTATCAACTAAAGAAAATCTGAATTTCTTAGGATATCTCCTCGCGTTACTGGTTACTATAAGCGTGTGCTTTGCTAACTGCTTGGCTTTTATTATCACCTGTAAATCTTCATTTGCCATTATTAATCCTCGTCTGATTCAAAGATTGAAGAGGAAAAGATACAAACTGGGCGAACACCGAAGAAATAGTCGCAGAAATTGAGGTTGACGTAACCCGAGGAGGAAACAACGGCAACGCTCTTAAAATAATCATTGTAAGGTGTACTCCATGGTGTAATAAGCCACCACCATTTATCCATATTTGGCAAATATTTCCTGTATTTTCTGTATTCATCCACGGTTAAGAGTGAAATCTTATCTCTACAGGTTCCATATTCAGTCTGCCCGTCCAATGCCAACAGGTTACGGTCAAATTCAACAACTGCATTTCCATCGAAAGGCGTATTAATTTTTTCTAAAAATGATGTGTTTAATTCTTCTCTTAAAGAACTTTCTTTCCAATTGCTGGAATCTGAATCAAACATTCTTGTTTTACCATAAAAACTATTTAAAATTGCAAAATATCCATCCGGAAGCTTGTCCAGGATCATCCATTCCATACCGGAAATTTCAACCACTTTCCCGGGTTTCGGAGTGCACATGTGTTTCTTTTTGTAATCCTCGAATTCCTCTGTAATTCTTTTTATTTCTGACTCAAAATATTTCAAATGTTTTTTCATTTTTATTCCTCCACTTTAGATACAAAGAGATTAGATTTTAAGATACAAACTGGGCGAACACCGTCGTCATAGTAGCAGTCATCGTTGTTGACGTTACCCGAGGAGGAAACAACGGCTACGCTATTCCATCCGCGTTCTTTTGTTGACCAAGATGTACATGTCCAATACCAGTCATTAATTTTTTTGTTCGGAGTTAATTCCGTATATTTTCTTGCTTCATCAAATGTAAGAGGTCTGATTTTACATTTCACCGAAACGCCTGTATTCTGACCGTCGACCGTAATAAGATCTGCTTCATGTGTTTCAATATTCTCCGCACCAAATTCCTCTTCAAAATTCGCTAAAATTTCCGTGTCACAAAGTTCTTTTAATTCAGACTCTAAATAATCTGCATTATCCCCGAATTTTACATTTTCTTTTACAAGGTCAAAAGAAACTATCTTGGTGGTATTTTCATACTGTTCCAACACTTTGTATTTTCTTTTACCTGTAGTTTGGAATACATCACCAGGGTTCAACTCTGATAATTTGATTTTCCCACTTTTCTCCTGCTTCTCTAAAAGTTCAACCAGTTCTTTTGCTTTCTTTAAAATTTCATTCATAACTATTATCCCTCCTAGTTTTCCTCATTCACTACAATACCGCCGTGGATAATAACTCTCTTTCCGTCCGAATCATCAAAATAAACTTCGTTCTCCGATTCGGAAACATCAAATTTTCCAGACCAGGACTTGATTTTACCGCCGTTGTAATCGTAAACAGTTACGGTTCGGTTCAAACCACCGTCAATATCACTGGATAGTGATTTTAATAATCTGCTACAGCAAAAACAAGCATTAAACATTATGATTGCTGTAATCCCTGTGATTAATACTGCTGTCTTAATACATTTATGCTTCATTTTGACTCTCCTTTTACATTGTAAGTCGGATTATAATGAGTACCACATATGTAATAACATTTAAAAGAATAATTAAATTGGTTCGATTGTATTCATTTTTTCGAATAAAAGTTACTATCCATCCCAAAAGTGCTATTGAAAGCAAAATAATAAGCACAATTGTGGAAGTTTGCATTCTACATTTCCTCCCGGCTCATAAATGACGGAATTTCTGTTTCCGCTGGCTCTGCTGCCGGGATTGGTTCTTTCTCTGCTGTTTTTACGGTTTCGGCTACGGTTGGCTGCTTTGGCTTTTCTTCGATTGCTTCTGGCTGTGGAATGAATTCTTCTGTGTTTGCATTCTCACTAATTTCATAAGCAACGTCCTGTTCAATAATATCCTGTTTTGGAATATTCTCTGTGTTTTCGTCAGCTTCCTGTACAAAAGCATCACCGTGGCTGTTAATGATCTGCTTTAATGCACGATTGATAACTGTTTTCTTTGCCATTTGATCGGTAAACTTCTGGTGTGTTCCATTGCCGTTTTCTTTGTACCCATAGCCCTGCAACCAAGATTGTTTGATCTGCTTCATGTTCATTACTTCCAAATGCTTTGTTCCATCTTCCATCAGCACTACTGCATATGCCCCAAGAATCTTATCGTTGTCAATGTTCATAAAATCCTGTTCATGGGAATCAAGCACCTTGTTTCCATCTTCAATGTGGTATTTGAACTCATCACCATCATAAATGACTTCCGCATGAATATCTTTCATACCGTATCTTCTTGCTATTGTAATGTTTCCGAAGTAAGACCTCTGGAACTGGCACTGATTTCCATAACTAATAAAATAGCCCTGCTTTTTATGCACCGAAAGACCAAGTGTTGCCATGTTCATAAGGCTGTTTGCAATACTTGTGGATGTGCAAGATTCCAGAATCGGCTTATTATTTTTGTCTTTTGTTTCTTTCAAAGTTAAATACGCTCCCATCAGCGCGTTGCTGAGATTGTAGTCTTTCGGGAAAGAAAGTCCATATTTAGTTTTTTCCTCTAACTGTTTTGTCAACCCATCAATGAATGAGTTGTTGATTACGATTGCCGCCTGCTGTTCTCCTGCTGTTGCTAACTGTGTTTTACTTGCCATGATTATTCTCCTTTTCTTTTTTATATTTGCTAACACGCTGTTGCGTGATTGCATCAGTTTCACACCTGTGTTATTTGATATACCTCTCAAACCTCAATTTCCAATATTCGGTTTCACATAGGTTCTTGTGAGTGAAATATTTTCCTCACATTCCAGGTGCAAAATCACATGTGACTTGATTAAGCCAATTATTTTTGATATTATTTAAGCAAATATAGTTTGTTCTATATTTCATATGGAGCAGCCAGTCTGTCGCCAAACAAGTTACTGGCTGTTCCTTTCTTTTTTTTAAAGCTCTTTCGCCGTCAAATCATCATCCGTCACTCTTAGAACAATCATCTGCCTGTCTAATACAGGAATTCTGCTTTTGTCAATGCTCTCCGAATCATCAATCCAAATCGGCAGATTCAGCCCATTCATTTCCTGTAATCCATTCAATAAATCAACCTCGCAAAGAATTTTGTCAGAATGATTTAATCCGCTATTGTAGTCGATTCCATTACAGATCATCTTGCAAGTTTCCACTGGGTTTCCCTCAATTGTGTAATCAAGGAAACTGAACTGGAAATGATGGAAAAATGGATTGATTTTCTCAGCCAGTGCCTTATTTTTCTGAATTGAGAAGTTAAGAACGGTATCAATGTTCTTTTCAATATCAGCTTGTAGCTGTCCAAGGTCTCTCAGTTCCTCATTCAGTTCGGCTACTCGTTTCTCTTTCTCTACAACTGCTGCCTGTGCAATCTTAATGTCTGCATCCACATTGGAAATCTGTTTCATAACATTGCTGACCTGCATTCTTAATTCCTGTTTCTTTCCAGGAACATCATCAAATGATTTCAGTTTCTCTTCAAGTTCTGCAATTCTCGCTGTAACCGCAAGATATTCTTCATCATTTGTCATATCTACAGATTCTGGAAGTTCCGTAAATTTGGACTGTTCTTCCTCAATCTGCTTAGTGAGTTCAGCAACTTCATCCTGTGCTGCACTGATTTCCGATTGTAATTTGTTGATTTCCTCGTTGGTTTTCTTTAATTTTGCAGAAGCAGAATTTCCAAGGTCGCAAATTCCTTTTAACTGGTTCTGCTTTACTGATTCCCAATTTTTCTTTTGGGTTAATTCAGTTTCAATTCTAAACTTCTTCTTTTCTTCAAAGGAGGCTTTCAATTCGGCAACCTGTTCTTCCGGCAGTTCCTGTCCGCAGGTGGGGCAAATGGTATCAGAATCATTGAATGTTTCAGCTTCAATAGCTTTCAGTCTAGAATCATTCCACTCCTTTTCTTTGATTCTTGGATAGTCCTGTCTGGCTCTATCCAAGTCAGCTTTTGCCTGTTTTGCTTCCCTTATGTGGTTATCCAGTTCCATTTCCAACATTCGGATAGCTGATTCTTTTTCAATTTTATTTTTTGCAAGGTCGTAATACACATTCATAATGGCTGCTTTTTTGTCTTTCAGCTCTTTGTCTGCCTTGCTAACCAGACCATCCCTGGAAGATTTCAAACCACGGATTTCATATGAAAGGCTGTCGTAACCTTTTGATGAATCTTCAAGAATCCGTTCCTGTTCTTCCAGTTTGGAAAGTTCCGCATTAAGCTCCTGTTTTTTGGATTCTAAGGAGGAAGTATCTTCTGCTTCAACGCTTCGATTGGTTTCATATGCAATCTCCGTGTTTTTGGCATCCACCTTTTTCTTCTGTACATTTAGTTCCTTTCGGAGCTTCTTCAAGGTATCCTCTACGGAATGCCCCTTTGTGATTTCTTCCACATGAGCATACTGTGGATTCTCTTCCATAAACTGAGCAATATCGAAACCAGACATCTTTTCCAGTACCTTTCTGGATTCTGCGGTTGACTTCTGTAATGTGTCCAGAAATGGTTTTGGATTACTGCACATCAGAAGCGTTGAAGGTTCTGCTATTGACTGGATAAACTCGGTATAATCCTTTGATTTAGCCGGGAATCCGTCAATTTCATAAGAAGTTTCATTTCCATCGAACACCTCTTCTGACTGTCCTCTTGGTTTTCTCCACTTCTGCTTTGTGATTTTGCGGATCACTTTTTCTTTCCCATCAATCGCAAGTGTAAGTTCTCTTACAACATCAACCTTTGGCACTTCCACGCCATTTTCTTTTCTACGAATAGAAGTCGGTTCTGTACCATTCGCCATCTTACCTGTCAGAACATCCAAATATGCGTCCTGCAATGTGGATTTTCCTTCTCTGTTTCTGCCGGAAATCTCTGTTCTCGGAAACAAATCTACAGACTTACTCGGAAACTTCTTGTAATTCTCCAACGAAGTCTTTTTTACTTCCACCTTCATGCTCGATTATCCTCCCTATTGATACCTCATATGCGGTTCTAAGTTCTATTTCATCACCAGATAATTTTTTCTGATAAATCCGGCTCTGGATTCTTCCGATTATGCTTACGTAATCACCGACCTTGAAATTAGCAGCTTCTCTGGCTTCTTTCCACCATGCCACACATGGAATATAATCCGTTCTTCGCAAGTCATATTCATTGCAAGCAATCATCAAATCACATACTTCTTTTCCTCTTGGTGTTCTACGGTACACAGGTGGCTTGCAAAGATAACCTTCCATAATGATTTTGTTTTTACCTTCTGCACTCCCATCACCATCTCCACACCAGATTGTTTCCGCTTTGATTTCAAGAATCAAATGTGACTTTCCACTTTCATGTTTGTTTGAAGAACTGTATCTTCCTTTAACATAGACGTGTTTTCCAATCTTTAAGCCTTCCGTCTGCTTTTCTTCAACAATTACCGGAAGTAAATCTACGTTCCCGCTGGTACGCTTTGCACCAATATAGAATCTTACGAATTTTTCTCCGTCCTTGAAAAATGTTCCTGGCTGAATATCCATTATTACGCCAAATATCTGAACTTCATTCTTATTATTCTTCATCCTCCAATTTCTCCATTTCTTTTACGGAAATCTCATATACACTTTCCGTTTCTTCCCCATTAACATAAACATCACGGCTCATTAACCTGCCAGTTACTTTAATGTAATCATTCCTTTTAACTTCTACCGCCAGATCAGCACCTTTTCCCCATAAAGTACAGCGAATAAAATCGGCTCTTTCTGAAAAATCTCTTGGAATTGCCACGAAAAGATTTAAAACTTTCCTGTGCGTTACTGGTGTAAGCTTTGCATATGGCTCTTTCGTGCAACTTCTGGCAATAAACTCTACTTCGTTTATATCTCCCTCCGGAACCTGTTCTTCCAGGACTTCTACTTCATCAGCTGCGATATAATTAACATTGTGGTGCTTATTTGGATTTTTAGAAGTGTCCATGCTTCTAATTGCTCCTGTTACCACAATCTCTTTTCCGTTATAATCATTGTCACGTACAATGGAATCTTCTATAACGATTGGGAACATATCTACTGCGCCGCTTTTGCGAATAACTGTCAGCATGAATTTGTAATAGTATCTTCCGAAATGTTCGTGGCTGAATACTATTTCCCTGGCTCTGCCGGATAATCTTACTTTATTTAATCTTTGCATTTACTTTTCCTCCGCTCCTAATATAATAGGAAGAAACACCATTGAGAATAAGACTGCTGATACGAATAACACCCCGATAACATCAAATGATGTGAGCGTCCATGTGATGAAGAAGATCACTGCAAACATACCTATCCCCACAAATATTTCTCCTATTGTCTTTACCACCTCTTTCATTTTGTCCTCACTTTCTTCTGGATGTGGTTACTGCAAGTGCAGTTGCCAGAATAGCGATAATTACATTTCTTGCCATCAGCTTTTCTTCCAGATCAGCAATGATTTCACTGGAAAGTGGCTGATTTCCGCCATTTTTTTGCATAAAAAGTCCTCCTGTTATATTTTTGTTTGTCAAATACAGGAGGTTGTGTTATAATAATCCTGTATTTAACTAACTCATTCTTAGTTAGATACCGTCCTGGTTGGTGTGTCAGCACCTTCCAGGGCAACTTAATCTGTTTTTGTTTGTTCTTCTACATCAAGCCCAAGCATTCTAAATGCCATATCCTTTGTGAAATCATAATCGTTCACGCTATTCGCCCAAGCTTCAAATGCCTTTAACCTTCCAACCAGAAGTGCATATTCTTCATTGGCGTTCTCGGGAATATAATCTGTGCTTTTAGTTTCTCCCATAGTTAATCCTCCTTCCCACTCATTTCAAAAGCCGCCTTCAACATTCCAGCTGCAAGAATTAAAGATAATTCCTTATTTTTCTCTATAACTTTCTCTCTGCGTTCCTCATCACTCAAAAATCCTACTTCAGCGGAATCCTTAAGAATTTTAATTGCTTCCTTCTCGTTAAATTTCCCGTTTTCAACCATTTCTTTCTTGAGGGTATCAGTAATTACGGCATACTCAGATAATAAATCTGCCATGACTCCCTCGATTTTGATGGTTTCGTTTTTAATTTTAATCATGCTGTTTTTCCTCCATATTTTCTTTTATTCTCTCCATCTGAATGTTATAATGTGTTCAGAAAGGAGGTGTGTTAAAATGTTTCTCAAATTAAAAGTTTCCTGTAACTGTCGTTGTAGCTACTACTTGAATGAAGCAATAAGTGCGGATAAAATTTCGTGTCCAAACTGTGGCAAAGAACATCCGTATTCAAAAGAAATTCTTTCAATGCTTCATACCGCAAATGAAATTCAAGATGTATTTGATTCTGACGGTTTTGATATTAAAAGCATTACCACAGAAGTCATTCTTTGACCGGAATATATGAAAGCTCTTCAATAACCAACTTCATAAATTCTAAGAACCCTTTTGCTTCCGTAACGGACAGATGGCATTCGGCAATTTCATCTTTTACTTTTTTGTAGAGTTCGTCTGCTTCCTGTCCGTTTCTTCTTCTAAATTCTAAATATTTCTGTCCCTCATGGCTTGACAGCTTTTCGGATAAATATTTTTCAACATTCATTGTGTTTCCCTCTCCATAATTTCTAATCATCAATTGAGTTTTGAACAGCAGAAGTAATTCCACTTGTAACGCATTCGGCTATTATTTTCTTATCAACTTTTGCCGTGTGCGTTACTTTTTGTATGTTGAATTCCAGCATCCTTGGTGAGTCTTTAAACTTGATTCCCTCAATTTCCCCGATACCTTTCTGGTTCACCTGCAACATTTGCAAATCTGTAGATAGATTTAAAGCATTCAGATCAATAGAAAGTATAGGTTCTGAATCTCCAACTCCCTGTTTCAACTCAAAACTCCTTACGCCTTCGAGTTTGTGACCATCCACAAGGATTTCTGTGAAGATTCCTTCATTGCCATTTACTTGCCGGATTTCGATTTTTGATGTTTTCATTAGTCTCCTTTCTTTCCATCATCATAGAATTTTGAGGTTCAAGAAGAGGTCTATCAATAATGCGTTTTTCGATGCTTTTCTTATCTTTTTTAGAAACTCGTTTTTTTGGCTGCTCCATGATATTGTGAATAGCTTGGAGCTCTTCCAAAATAGAATAAAAAACATTATATGTATCATTCATATAATTTTTCTCCATTCTATGATATAATCTCCTTTAGGAAGGAGGTGTTAATAATGGATAACTTTCAAATTGCTCACGACTTGGCTGTTGCCAAACTTTGTTCTGAGCTTCTAGGGAATTTAGATGATTCTCATATCTGTCAAAAATATTTTAAATATCGTACAGATTTTTCCAAACTTCTCAATTCCCATGATGAGAATTACTTTCTTAATGAGTTGGATAAAAAGAAAGCAAACAATTATTCTTCTGTCAAACGACCATTTTAACTTTTAGATGTACTCTGTGTTGTCTTCGCAATATAGAGTACATCACCAAAGAAAAACTGTACCTTGTAGTCCATGCCATTTTCTTCCCACTTAAGTTCCATAATTGAATCTTTATCGAAAGAAATTTTTTCGTATATACCAGAAGGCATATGTAACTCTGTTCCGTTTTTGAACTTCACAATAGTCTCGTTTTGGATATTCACTTTCTCACCTCCTTATGAAATTTCCTCTCAAACTGCTTCCAGATAAGCCAAATCTTTAACTGTCTCCAATCTCTTCTTGCAGTCTTTGTATATTTCCTTATAATGTTTTCCTTGCATGATTCCGAGATCAATTTCATGTAAGATAATATTTTCCATCAAGGACAGGTTGTTGAGTTGCATTACCGTAGCTTCATCTCTCTTATTGATTCCAGCCATCTTGTTTGCTAATTTGGAATATGTCATGTAAAGCATTTCTGCATGACTGCTTCCCTGTACTTTTGCGTATTCAACAAGTTTCTGAATGGTATCTGTTTCTGCCTTTCTGGTAAGTTTCCCGGCTTTTCTAGTTTCAACCCAAACTTGAGTTGATTTCTCACGGATGAAATTCTCCATCTGGTTAAAAGCTTTTATGTATTGCAATTTCCATTCAAGGGCTTCTTTCCCTGTAAATCCCATTACTAGTAAAGAAAATCCATCCCTATTCATTATATAAAATGGATAAGTCTGTTTATTTTGAGGATGTACATAACTGCTTTTAATAAATAAGGGGTCTCCACCATTTTGAGCACACCCTTTTCCAATCAAATCAGAATACATTCTTTCAATTTCGGAAATGAGTTTGTCATGTCTTTTCCCAAATTTCTTAGCCACCTGTAAACTATCACAGACAGCTTCTTCATTACGAAGATAAACTAAATCGTCTATTGTTGATCTCCTTTCATTGTTAAATGTTTTGAACTTTTTCTTTAAAAAAATAATCCTGTATATCATCAGCTGAAAGTCCTAACAAATTCACTGCTTTGCAAATATCAGATTGTTTCCAAAACAGTTTTCCATTAAGTTTCAGTGATAATGTACGTTCAGACCACTTCATAGCATCTGCAAATGAACTCTGACTATCATATTTTTCGATAATTCTTCCTTTGAGTTTGCTATAGTCAAATGCCATATTTCACACTCCTTTCTAGTTCAATATTTTGAACTGTTTATAATATATCATTGTGTCGTTTATATGTCAATACTTATTTTCAATATTTTTAACTTTTATGTTTTAAGTCTTGAACTTTTGTTTTGTATGTGCTATATTATTATCAGAAAGCGAAAGGAGAATAATACAATGGAAAAAGTTAGTTCGTCAGAAAGATTTAAGACTTTGATGAACGAGCGAAATCTGAGACAGGTTGATATACTTAATCTTGTTCTTCCATATTGTAAAAAATATAATGTGAAAATGAACAAATCAGATATTAGCCAATATGTTTCTGGTAAAACAGAACCGAGCCAGGAAAAGTTAGTAGTCTTGGGTATGGCTTTAAATGTTTCAGAATCGTGGTTGATGGGATTTAATGTGGGACGCGAAAGAAAAGACACGCCGGAGAAAGCGCGGGAAGATTTCGATTTTTTATCAAAATTTTCATTGCTAACCGAGCGAGATCAGAAAATTGTTTTAAGTCTAATTAACTCCATGCTTTCTACAAAATAAGAAGTGGGGATTAACCCCACTTCTCCAAAAATAACTTTATGAACGTATACAGGTACTCTAATGTGCCTGTTTTTTCAATTCCTCTTATCATTTCAATTAACTCTTTTTTATAATCCATTAAGAAACCTCCACTAATACAAAGCCTTAAACATCTGCTCTCTGCCCCAATATGTATAAATCCTCCCTCTTCTGGCAGTTATTGTGGCAATATAGCTTTCCGCTATAAAGCGCTTCAATAGTGGTACGGAGAGTTGAGTTAGAAACGTTCCTAACATTCTTTTTACGCTCTCTAATCCAAAAGCATCCAGTATGAGACAGACATTTAGGCCCTTTTTCAAGGACGTGTCAATCAATACTGGATGGCGGTTAATATCATTATACCACACTTCCAGAAAAAAATCCAGTTTCGTTTTAGCATGAACATCTGTTCTTATTTATTAAATTATATCATGTTTTCATAACCATATAATGGGATAGAATTGTTTCCGCTTAAATCTTTCCTGGCAAGCTGGTTTCTTCTGATTTTTCTATGAATTATAAGTTTTTTTGTGTAAATATTATGATTTTCGCTTTTCCAAATCGTAATAATAATAGATAGAAATAAAGGGGCTGGATGCTTGTCAGTGAGGGATTTATATCGCTCATGGACAACCTGTTTTACCTCTGTTTTTGCAATTGCGATAGTTTTACCCCTCCCAAAGATAATACTACGCTCCGGGCAGAAGTAAACATATTGAATCAAGAGCACATGCACGAATATCAGTATAAACACAATTATGATTTTTTTATGTTTCTCCATGAATCCATCCCCTTTACACTATCATCTTAATGTATTACAATAACATTGTATCAAAAAATATACAATTACACAGGAAATGGCGAAATTAGCACCTCTGGTGGCGAATTTTACATGAAAAGGGATGATTTGAATGCGAATTGCAATATGTGATGATAACGAAATCCAGATTGGTATATTTATGCATCGGATTAATAATTTTCTCAAACGAAATGGTGATATAAAAGCATTGATTACTCCGTATGATAAAGGACAGCCACTTATTGATGATGTGGCAGATGGCGAATGGTATGATATTGTAGTTTTGGATATCGTTTTGAGAGAAGAAAATGGAATTGAAGTTGCAAAGGAATTGAGATTAAATGGCTATGATGGAAATATTATTTTCTGGACAGCCCACAAAGAGTATGTTTTTGAAGCTCTTGATTTACTCCCAGTTCACTATATTATAAAAGGATCTGAAAACGGCAGAATGTATACTGCTTTCAATCATGCTCTGGAACATATCAGCAAAAGCACTCTTATGATAAAAGGAAAAGACTTTATTCATCGGGTGGAATTTCAAAATATCGAATATATTGAGAGTCGAAACAAATACATCATTATTCACTGCACTTGCGGTATAGTTTATACGGAACGATGTAAACTGTCTGATATTGAAGAATTACTGGATTCCAGATTCTTGAGGTGCCACCAGAGCTACATAATAAACATGGACGAGGTAAAAGAAATAAACGATTCGTTTCTCATGTTCTCCGGGAATATAGTGCCGATTAGAAGAAAAGACTTTGCAAAAATAAGAAACGAATTTGAGGAATATACGACATTTAAATAGCTCCCGGGAAAACCCCCGGGAGTATTATTATTTCAGTAATTCATTGACTTTTTTCTGTACTTCTGCGTAATTGTAGCCAGCGGATTCCAGGCGGTCTTTTCTGCTCTGTCCATTTCCCCATTCGCCATTGATTACCTCTTTTGCAACTTGGGCTACACTTTTCTTTGCTGTCATGGAATACACTACTTTTCCGTTCCAATCAAACACAGTATATCCAGCCTTGCAAGCTTTTTTCGCATTTTCCAGTGACTTGTAAGCCCCGATCTGGCTCTTGGAATCCTTCCAGGTCTTGCGGACACGGTAATACTTGTCAACCTTTGCTGTCGGTTTTGTGGTTGGCACTGTCACGGTTTCACTGGAAATAAGCTTCTTGAATCTATCCCAGTCATCCCTTTTACGGATAACGGATGGACAATTCTTAGCGCACACATCGTAGTGCTGAACAACTCGGCTTGCTGGAATGCCGTATTTCTTCATAAGCTGTTTGCACACATCTACTGTATTCTGGAAAGCCTTTTCGTAGTTATATCCAGCATTCATGCACATTTCAATACCAATAGAATTGTGATTGTTTACAGTTCCAAAAAGCTTACCGCCGTAATTTACTCCAACGTGCCATGCTCCACGATTATACGGCAAAGCTTGATATGCCGACTTATCGTCAACGAATACATGGGCTGAATAGCCGTGAAAATTGCCATTATGCTGTGCGGTGGCGTGTGCCTTAGCGTCCGCTGTTTTGGCTGTATTATCTGTATTGTGAATGACAATATACAGAGGTGTTTGTCCTGCGTAACTGTTATTGTTGCTGATTAATGAGGTATTAATATTCATGTATGTTCTCCTTTCATTATTGAGGTTAAAAAGTGCATAATAAAAAGCACCCCAAATGGGATGCTCTTTAGCATAAACTCTTTATCCTATATATTTACGGTGATTTTGGGTTCACAAAGGGAAGGTACTATGTTATAATATAGTCGTACCCTTTGTGGTGCTTGGAGCTGAACTTTTTGATTGGTAGTCGGGAGTTCAGCTCCCTTTTTATTGTTCCGATTTTGATATGCTGATTATAGCATATTCATTTTATGTTTGGTAGTGTTTTGTTATTTTTTTCTTACTTCTCCAATAAACTCTATAGTGAGACAAAGATTGAAAAAATAGGATATACCGGAGAAGCAAACTTCTATCAAGTAGATTTATCTGCATTAAGTTTTGGCGTCTATGAGTTTTTCGCCTCAACCGGTCAATACTGTTTACTTGGAAATTATGTTGATTATTGGTCAATAATTAGTAGCACTAATGATGAGTTCAAACTTATTGATAAAAATACATTGCAAATATACTCTGGTTCATGGTATTCCGATGTGTACAGAAGAAAAATTTTATAATTTTTAACTGTAACTTTTAAATACAACCGGAACTTGGGAGAATGGAATTTAAATTAAAGCCATTTTTATCTTAGCTCACTGTCATAATATTTTTACCCATTTACCATTAGAATACTGCGCTGCCGCTAATTTTTTCGAAGCGTTTTCCACCCCAATGAAATTTATATTGTTTTGCCCAGCGAGTACAATCCCCCAAGCCCAGCCGCTGTACAATCCGCCAATTGTTCCCCATACAGGAAGTAAATTACAACCATCGCCAGCGCTTACGCTATTAAGTATAGTGCTGGCACTAGCTTCATCACTAAGAATTAAGACTTTTTTCGGCACCTTATCACCATTTAGTGCATTTATTGCCCCGATGATTGTCTTATTATTTGTCTCCAATTTCGAGATAACAGCCGTTGACATTTTATCAACGACATAATCCCAAAATTTACTCATTAGTCCGCGCTTGTTCGCTTTCCCGGTTGCATCATACAACATTACTTCGTCATTATCCGCTAACGTATCTTTTGATGTGTATTCAGTCCATTTTGGCATGTTGTTGTCCTCCTTTAATTCAGTTGATTTTTGTTAATATAGTCTTCGATTGCCTTAATATTTGCCGACAGCCCCTCATCAAAAATGAGAAAATTTCCTTTCTCGTTCTGGCTCAAAACCTTTCCACTTTCGGTGTCAATCGTTGAGTAGGTAAAAGCGATTCTATCGCCCTCGCCTGTTGACAATTTCATAAATGATGTAAGTTTTTTAATCTGGCTCATAATAATTCTCCTTCCATTTCTTGAATTAGTTTTTCTCTTTCCGAGAACATTTCATTCTCAATGTCGTTCAATCTAAAATTAACTTCCCTATCTTCTTTTCCGGCATTAAAGCGTATAAATTCTTTATTTTTCTGCTTTGCTTTCAGCTCCCACGCAAAATGCAAGCCTGGTGTTCCTTTTACCTTGAAATAAGTATTTGTCTTTTCAGCTATCCATGTTTGTCCCTCTCCTTCATTCTGTAAGAACACATAATACTCGATTCCTGTGTCGGTCGATTCCTGAAATATATCATCAATCATAATGATTGCGATTCCGTCATCTCCGATTACGCCACCGCCAAAATCTCCCAGAGTTGGAGTTGGAGTCTCGTAGCAGTAAAATAGCTGTTCTCCATAGTTTTCAGTGTCAGCTATTATGGATTTTGTTCCAGAAACCTTAAAATCGCCAAAAATACTAACATCTGAATTGAATTGTGTTCTTCCCAGATAATGTTTTGAACCGTCTGTAAAGCCACTTTCTGTTGTTGTATTATGTGGTGTTAAATTTAATGAGTTAGCGTAAGAGGATGCAATACCACTTGCGCTGTATTTAATAAATTGTCCTTGTGCATCCATAGCAAGCATTGATGGAGCGTTATATTCATTTCCTACGGAAATCTGTAGGGTTCCATTTTTTTTATTATAAATTCTGTTGTTTTGAATCGTAAATCCGCCTATAGTGGCTCCAATTGCCGCAAGCTCATTCAAGGACATTTTTTCAGCCGTGACCGCCTTAGCATCTAATTTTTCTGTGGTAATAGAACCAGCTGCTAGAGCATTAGCGGCTATGCTCAACGCTTTAATAAATTGTCCATTTACATAAATGTTTCCGTTTTCGTCTAAATAAATTCCCTGTGCCTTGCCACCATTGGTAAGCTTGCTGAAAATATCGACTTGTGTCTGTCCATCGACAGCTGATTTTGCTGAGCTATTAGCAATCTCATCGACCGTCTTTCCTTGTAGCGAAAAAGTCTTTGGAGCTAGAATAACATTTCCGTTGCTGTCGATTTCTAAAGTCACATTATTGTCGTCATCAATAACTTTCAGTCCTCGACCATTGATTCTCTCACCAGCAAGCAGTCCAGCCAGAATATATTTTGCATTAATGTATACTTTTCCATCTTTGATATAGATTCCCTGTTCAGTGCCGCCTTTTGTGAGTTTATTGAACACTTCATCCTGTCCAAGACTGGTATCATACTTATCAATTGCATTTTTAATATCGTCTTTGTCTGCATACTTGAAATCAATCCAATCGGATGCGTCAAACGCTCCGCCAACACGATTTACAGTGGATGTTTTGAGGGAAGCCTTTCCTTCACTATTGGTTGTCACCCACAAGTCACCTTCGTAATATGGCGGTTTTGGCTGAACCATATAGACAGATGACTTCCCATCTATCTTGTCTAACAGTTCATCTGGTATGGATTGTGGTTGCCAAATACCAGATTTGTAAATCCATTGTGTGTTATCAGAAGTATTGTGCCAAAGGTCACCTTCATGCTCTGCTTTCTCGGACTCCCATATCAAGACAATTTCATTCCCGGATTCATCCAGAATCTTGTTTCCATCAATATCACACCACGGTTGTTCCTCTGTTTTTGTCCATTTAAGAGAAGGGTCGTTTGGCTGATACCAAGTTTCAATTTTTCCATCAATCTGTGTTTTTAAAGAATTAAGAGAATCTTTAAAAACGCCATTGATAAATAAATCTAAAGAACTATCATCTGTGTATTTTGAAGCCTTTTCCCAATCTGAAGCAGAATAAGAACCGCTTGCTCTGGCAACTTTACATCTCATCAAATCACCATTAGAGCCTTGTGTCCATAAGTCTCCAATGTCATAAGGTGGCTCTGGCTGAACTACGAATACTCTGCGCTTATGATCTGCCGTATCTTGCGCTTTTTCTGCGGCGGCAAGTGCTAACGTGATATCGGTATCTTGTACCAATTGCCATTTCCAAGTTGCCCCATCTTGCATAAAACGGTACGCATATCCCCTGGATTTCCAGTAAAATAGGTCGCCCTCATGTTTCTTTCGTTCTTCGTTGGTAGTCCACTCGGAAGCCGGGATATTCTGCAAGGTCGGTTCATAGTCATAAAAAAAAGTCTCAATCTGTCCGTCGATTTGAGACTGCAAATTATTGATATCAGTTGTGTATGTATTGCTTATAAAATTATTTACTTCTGTTTCTGCTTTTTCCTTTGCAATTGCATTAACATCTTTTCCCTTGATTTGTACTGAGTCTGCATTAATAACAACCCTTCCTGTTGTTACATCAACCAGGAAAGTTGTATTTCCATCTTTGTCAATTGCTTTAATAGTTCCTGTATTAATCCAGTCAGCATTAACGCCTGTGGCAGTAAGGATTCTGGCAATCACATCACCATCAACAGTCATACCACCATTCCAATGTTGTCCACCATCTGTAGAAACAGCCCACGCTTCCGCAGTCATTTTCCATACAATGTCAGAATCGGATAACTGCGGCTTATTATGAAGATAATAGATGTTACTTCCGTCCGGCTGTGTTTCTACTGTCGTATATGTTCCAGAAGATTCAGCAAGGCGTTGTGATAATTCTTCCAGTGCTTTTTCCCTGGCGGTACGTTCATCTCTTAAATTCTTATTATTTTCTGCCTGTATTTGTTGATTAAGACTATATTGTTTCTGCTTATTCCTGGATGCACTCTTAGCACTGCATTCAAGTTGCTCAAATGCGCCTGGATTCAAAGTAACAGAAGTTAGGTAGCTCTTATACTGTTTTCCGTTTCTATCGGAAATCGCAATGGTGTCACCAGCTTCCCATGCAATATTTGTTAAGGCACCAGTAGAAAACGGTCTGAATTTCATTCCAACACATCTGTCTGAAATAATCTTGCAGATTGCTTCTCCTGTTCCCTCTTGAATTAACTTATTATCACTTATTTCGATAACGTAGCCAGATTTACCAGACTGATATGTTTTCGCTTCATTTTGAGAAGAATTTTCAATGTATTCTGTAACTTTTATACCTGTTATTTCAAGATCATACAACCATGGAGTAAATCCGTTTGTTTGAATTGCTGTAATCCCAGTCTGCATGATAGTAATGATTTGTTCACCAGTGGTATCTAATATGTCGTTACTTTCTACATCTTTCCATGGAGTTTCCACCAAATCATAAAAATTATCCGGGACTTCACGTTCATACCATCCAAAGCATAAGCGACCATATTCGTCACATTTCGCCCACTGGCAGCCCATCTGTGCTACCCATGCAATTACCTGTCTGAAAGTAATACTGCTATCGTCTGGTCGATTCTGTATTATCAAATCATCATTATCAAACCTTGTAGATTGAAGTGTTACTCCGCACACCTCGCAAGCATCCTGGATGATCTGTAATCTGGTTGCCGGATAGGACAGCTTACTTTCTGAATAATCACGATCAAATAATCGCATGGAATCTTCACAGGTTAGGCTGATAATTGCAGTGCTTTGATATGGAGCATCTGTTACCGTCATAGTACAGATACGGATTTTTTCAATACCAGTAGATAATTCAAGTCCAATATAGCAAACAACCCTTGCTCCATCCCAGATGTAATCTGTGTACTTTCCAGAAAAGTTGTTGATCTGCAATGTCAGCTTATTTACGATAGCTGCGCCGATATCAAAAGAACCACTTTGCGATACTGCATCCTCAAATTTGAAGCCATTAGACCATAAATCTTTGTCGGTAATGGATAATGTGCTTCCGTCCGTAAAGGTAAAATCTGCATATTTCAGATAGTTACGGTTCCCACTATTCTGTTGTTCTTTAAATTCCGTTGATAAATTTCGCATATCTTACCTCTCGATAAAATCAAATTTAAGTCCTTCCATGCGCTCATTTCCTATCCACCAGCATTTAAAGGGTGATTCCCTGTCCCCAACATAAAATGTTCTGGTTTCGTGTTTATTTGCAGATAGCAAGTCTGGATATGTGACCTGTATGTACTCTGGGTTTACCGCCTGTACAATCTTGCAAGCAGTGTCCCAATCTGGTCCATTCCAACCTACAGACAGTTTCCGTTTCTGTCCAACTCTGTTTTTATGCATGGTCGTATCGTCTGTTCTGCCGGATTCTGATGCCGATATATCCTGTAATCCCCATGTAAAAGAAGAAGGACAGGGCATTGCTACCCCATCCACCTTTAAAAATACTTCTGCCATATGCTAACCCTCATGTAATCAAGATAAAATTGAATTTTCTATAATATATAAGGTGTCTTTTGAATTTTCACTATTGTAATACTCGTATATTTCTCCATTCACAGCTTCAAACGCAATTTTTGCATTCTCCTGTATAAGGTCTTTAGAAGCTTCAACTCCTTTTTCTTTTAATGATTTTATAATCAAGTCAATTTCTTCCGCTCCATCTCCACAGCAATATTTATTTATGTAGTCAGCGTATGAAGTAAAATAATTAACTAAAAAATTCTTATCTTTTTCTTTTAGTTTCCACCCTTTTTCAAAATTGATTTCTAGACAAACCTCTTTTGTTTTATTTTGTTTGCATGAAAACATTTTTTTGATTTGCTTGTCCATCTTTTGAGAAAATCTATCGTTTTCCAACTTTATTATTTCTTTTACTTTTTCGATTTCTACAATTTCGCCTAATTCATTTACTGTCTTATCTATCAGTAGGATATCTAAAAAAGAAAACCACTCTCTGTCAATTTTGTATTTTTCAAATGTTTTATGTAAAATATTTTCTACGAAAAAACAGTTCTTGATATAATTACTTTCGTAAAGGATTCTTGCTGTTGGGCATCCGCATTTTAATTGTTTCAACCTATTTTGAGGTTTATGCGCTATTCCAATTTTATACATCCCTTTATATTCGCAAACATATACTTTCTTTATATTGGATAATCGCATAAATTCATATCTCCTTTATGATTTATTTTTTGGCAACAAAAAAGCGCCTACCCCGAAAGGTAAACGCTTTAAAAATTGCTTATTATGATTTTATATCATAGCATAGGTGGTTGGTATCATTCAGTATACTTTGGTATCATTCATGGTTTTCATATTCAACCATTGTCTTAACCACGCCGTAAAGCATATTGATATTTTTCTCTTTTGTGATTTTTTCAATCAGTTCTAAAATTTCTTCCTTACGTGTCATTCCACAATTCCTCCCAACGCTCTAATCAACTTCTGTTTGCGGTTATACTTCAAAATCTCGGAAATCTGCCCCATCATATCATCCATTGTCATATTACTCTTCATGCTGTTGCAACGCTTACACGCCAGTTGCAGATTCTTAATATCATTGGTGCCGCCACGAGACAACGGCATAATGTGGTCGATTGTCATTTTCTTGAATCTGACAGGCTTACCGCATATCGCACATTTTCCGTTGCATTTGGCGTACACACTCTTTTTCTGAAAGTCATTGAACTGGATTCTATTTGCCATACGATCACGCTTTCTGCTCCATAGATTCAAGAGCCTTAAACGCCTGTTTTGCTTTCCAGGCATAATCGCTCAAAATCAACAGTTTCATTGTCATAAATTCTTTGTTATACGCAAACTGCCATGTTTTCAGTTCGTCCATCTCTTCTGTGCTGTTAAATCCATACTGTTCCATGAAATCATCCACAAGAAACTTGATTTTATCAATAGTGTCTTCTACTTCGAACATTGTGTTTTCTCTATCCATATTTTCTGTCATTTTATTTTCCTCCTGTGTATCCCTGTAAAAATCTAATTAAAAGAATCTCTGCTGTGCATTTTCTGTATCAATCTCATTCTTCAAGAAAACTGGCGGTTTGTATTCTCCAATAATCTTGACTGCCTGTTCTACCTGGCTTCTCTTAATTGCCTTGTAGCTTTTGACCTGGAACTGGTAGCGCAGGTTGGAATGAATGTTACTGTAAACCTTCTGGCGAATGGAACGGCTATTGTAAGCATTGGATTCCTTGCCACCAAGTACCAGTGTTCCTTTTCTCTTTACGGCTTCCGTGATTTTCTCCGCTTCAATCGGGAGAATCGGTAAATCCATTTTCAAAGTCTCAAACTCTGTCTGAATATCGTCAATCCGCTTATTCAGTTCTACGTTTCCCTGTGCTAGAAGCTGAATCTGTTCGGGAATAGTCATTGGTACTGGGTGGCGAACCGTTTCTTTTAATTTGTCCTCTACTTTGAGAAAATATTGTCTGGCTTGTTCACCTTTGGCGCTCTTTGACTGCATAGAAAGTTTCTTTGCAAAGCTGGCAGAGAGTTTATAATCTTCTCTTTGAATAACGCCACCTGTCGGTGTCTCCTCCTCAAGGAAGAGTCGCAAATAATCCTCATTTTCGGTTGCGAAATCATTTTCTGCAATGTTTCTCTTACACCATCTAGCAAAATTTTGTGGCGCTAACTCAAGAAAAGCATATAACTTTCTGGCAGTAGTCATACCCTCTTCATCAATACCAAGTGCAATCTCAATAGGTGTCTGGTTAGATGTGTTAATAATATCGTTCATAAAATATACCTCCACAAAAATAAAAGTGTTTGCCAAAAGAGGTATACAGTGTTATAATTTGTATACCATATTATTGGTTGGGTATCCGCTGACTTTCCTAGGGTAAACGGATACCCGTATTCAGTTATTTCAATTCTTCATAGACCTTTCTTATACCCTCTCTGATAATTTCAGATTTTTTCTTGCCAGTCTTTTCACAACAATATTCCAGCATTGCAATATCATCTTCTGACAATCTTACTCTTGTATTCAGAATCTTAGGGTCATCTGTAGGTCTGCCTTTTCGTGGACTCATGTTTTCACCTCTTTTCTTTTGTATCCACAAATATATAATAATATATGTATCCACAAAAGCCAACTAGATTTTCTATATTTTTTAAATTATGCAATTTCTACTCTGTATGCAATCATCATTTCTTTAATCACGCTAACGTAAATTTCTTTCAGTCGCTTATCTTGCATGATTACGGACAGTTTATTAATCTGATTAATCAGCTCTTTTGTGCAACCTCTTTCCTCAGCTCTGGAGATCGCATTTCTAAGTTTCTGATCTAATCGGCAACCAGCCCTGTCTGATAATCTGCGGTAGCTTTCGTTTCTGGCGGCGGCATATTTATTCCCGAATGAGTAAGAGAAATCATCGCTCTCGGCAATCTTTGAAATACATCTGTTTACCCACTTCTCTGTGCCAACATCGGAATCCGTCCCCTTGAAAGTATCAATGATGGTTTTCATGTTCTTCTCTTGTTGGTCGGCACGTTCCGCAAGTTTCTTCTGTTCCAGTTCTGTTTTGGCTACCTGTTGAAAAATCTGATTGAACATTTGCAGTTCGGGGGACAGCTGATTAATGTTGATTGCTGTCTGCTTGTATTTCTCTTCCACTTGGATGAAATACTTGCGAACCTGTTTCCCTTTGTCGTTGCGTTCAAGCATTGCCATTTCTTTGGCAGTGTCAAGTTTGATGAGGTATTCAATCGTGTGTTTACTGCCTGTTACCTGCTCCTCAATTTTGGGGAGCAGGTCAAAATCTTCTTTTTCCTCGGCATCACACTCTAATAATCTTCTCTTTACCCATGTGGAAAAATCGGTCTTGACTGCTAAACTTTTATGCAAGTCTTTTCCGTACACAACTTTAATTCCTTTTTCGGTTTCATACACAGGAACTAATTCATTTTCAATAATCTTCAAATCTGCCATAAAAAATCTCCTTTCGGTGTTTACAATTACACCGAAGGGAGATATAATAACAATATCAACCACTTCGGTGTGTTGAGTGCTTAAAGGGTTCCGACTTTTCCAGGGTGCGGGAATCCTTTTTTATTTATTTGCTTTTAACATATTCTTGATTTCGATAATTTCCTGTAAGATTTTATCCTCTTTGTCTGCACGAATATCTCCATCAATTAATCTGCGAATATAATCGTTTTTACTCACCCCCATTTCTTTTGCTTTCTCACCGACAAAATCAAGCTGTTCTTCTGTCAGTCTTAACGTAAATGTTTTGATACTCATTATTAGCACTTCCCCTTTCTTGAAGCCATATTGACTTCTTACTTATAATATACTATAAAGTCATTTAGAAGTCAACCATTATTTTAACTTTTTTCAAATTTCCTATTCCACTATTCATTTTGGAGTGGTAAAATATGTACATCATACTAAAGAGGGGGATTTTACATGAAAAGAAAATTTTTTATGATTTTGGCTTTATCGTCTATTTTTTCAAGTGTTATTCCTGTATCAGCTCAAACAGATAAAGAAATTCTTTTTAGGGATATTCCATGGGGAACAAATTTTAATGATACATGTACTTTTATACCAGAAGCAGACTTATATGGCTCAACAATGGAAGGGTTAAGCGCCGAAACTGTTGAAAATGTATTAAATGGTGTAGAATATGGTGATGATAACGATTATGATGGAGCGATTTGCTTTTGCGCATCTCCGTTTGTTTCTCCCAACATTGACGTTGCTGGATATCCAATATATTCCATGAATCTTTATTATACTTATTCAGTAGAAAACGAAATTTCCTTTGACGAAGAAAATACGGTTTTGTACGGAGCACAATATGAATTTGAAAAACCGCAAGATTTAGATTTAATGTATTCTGATCTTTCGAGCAAGCTTTCAGAAATTTATGGAGAGCCAAGTGATACATCCAATTATACCTCTCCTTTCGGAACTAAAGAACAATATACTTCTTGGTATGGAGCAAATGATACTTCCGTAGCACTTAAATCCTACGATTACGGTGATGAAACCAGCGTATATATATCATATGCTTGGCTTAAAGGCGATGAACTGTTGGAAGAAGCTGACAATGTACTTTCTGATAATAAAAAGGATGAAGAATCCCAAATTTATGGAAATGGCTCTACGAATGGATTATGAAAGAAAAAAGGATAGGGAGAAATTCCTATCCGATTTTTTCTACTTATCGTATGTTCTATGTTCAAACATTACTTTTGTTCCAAATATATCTATATCATTTGCGCCTGTATATAACTCTTCGTATGTTCCATTCTGGTTATCTTCTGTTTTGTAAGTAAACTGAGTTATAAATTTATATGATACGTTATTCAATTCGTATTCTCCGCTGACTTCTGCTAAGCCATTGCAAGCTTTGAATGTGCATTTACTCTCATTTTCGGTTCCGATATTCAATGAAATGGATTTATCCAACTCGCTTTGTAATATTTCTTGCGTTATCCTCATAAGAAAAGTACGTTCTTCATCAGAAAGTTCGTTTTCGGTTTTTATTATCCAAGGAAATCTCATTGATAAAGGATGATCGCTTAAGCTATTTATTTTCGTTCCACTTTTTGTATCATAGACATTAGTTGACAATAAAAAACCAACATTTGAACTAATACCTATGCTACAAATAGTGGTATAGTCAAACCATTCCTGCGAGGACATATTCGCAAAAATTTCATCCATATCCATAAAGCTGACATTTACTTTAAATAAATCAGTTCTGACAATAAGTGTTTTATATTCTGTCCCTTCTGAATCTTTTCCGCTGTATTCTTCTATATAAAATGCATTATCATCATTTTCATACTGTTGCAAAAATGTATTTACATCATCAATACTTGCTTTTGCTGCGATAGGTGAAAAACACTCACATATTATTGCAGTTGCCGCAACAATAACTATTTTTACTCTCTTCATGCGTACGCACCCCCAATACTTGATACCTATATTGTACCACCTTGGGACGCATTCTGGAAGTCCTATTTCGCTTTTCTATCAATTTCCGCAGTTACAGCAATCAAAAGAGCTTCGGCAAATTTCGCACCGAAAGAATCAGCGTATTTATCGTGAATCCGGCTTGCTTCCATGGTGAGATTTTCCCACTGTGGAATATCATCCTTTGAGATAAAGGCGTACTTCTTGTGGAGATTCCATATATCTTGCCAAATGGAAAAGTAAGTCTGTTTGAAATTCATTACACGTACAACACTCCATGATATTTCTCGAGCCTATATTTCTGCTTCACATTTGGATATTTTTCATGATCTACCTCACTGTAAAACATATTTTTCGGTCTGGCGTATAATTGTTTACTGCCATACAGGGCTTTGTATATCACTAGGTCTTCTCCCGTTTCCGTATGCCTAGCAAAACCAACAACCTCATACAGGTATTCATTGTCACGCGGATTCTCGATAGTTTCTCGCTTAAAGTGCTGCACAATATCCCCTGGCTTAAATAATGGTCTGTTCATTTTCTTTGTTTCCTTTCTCCACAATTAATTAATTTCTTTTATCAAAATTCAATTTTCTTGGCTTGTGCCTATATTTTATCGGGTGAGAGGTTTTGAAACGGATTTGATTATTTTATCATGTCAATTAATTACCATCATATGTCTCATAATCAATCGTTCCAAGATCACCGTACACATCTGGATAATAAATTCCAATCCAGAAGTTATCCTCCATTGCTTTGTAGTAAGTTACTTTTACATTCCATCTCTGTACCTCGTCAATAATTTCTTTGTTGAGAAGTCCGAATTGATCTCGGCAAGCTTCACTTTCCAGCTTGTAAGTCAATGCTTTGTATTTCTCGGCATTTGCCTGTCTGGTGGCGGTAATATTGGTTTGAGTAAGTAGTAAAATCAATCCAGCTACCAGGAACCATACTACACTGATGAAAGAAATTACCACACCAAAAGACAATATAAATCCACTCACATTTGAATACTCATATTCGTAGCTTAAAGATTCGCCTATTCTATTTGCAATCAGAATAACAACGCCGACCGCAAAAATGATTACTGATAGCCAAAATATCATAGTGTGTCCTCCCTGTCCCATTCTGCGTCAGATTTATCTGACATAATAATATCGTTAGATATTATTCAAAATATAATTCTTTCTCTTTTTCTTAATCTAAATCTATATCTTAATCTAATTCTATTTCTATTTCTTATTCTATACCGTTACTGTAACGTTACTGTAATGTTACAGTTTTTACACAGCAAAACATTAAGGTCGAAAATCATGCTTTTTTCTTTCCTCGCTTTCATATTCTGCAATTTTCTCGTCACAAATAGTACCACCACTTGTAAACATAGCTTCTGGCATTTGCTCCTTCCAACCATATTCTTTACTCAATTTAAGCATTGAAAACATATTACAATAGTCTTCTTTTGTAACACAGTTCGCCCAATATTTATTTGACGCATAATGATTTAAAAGCCTTAATCCCTGTTCGGTAGTTAAAACAGGATGAGGCTCATTATATGTTTGATAATATTCTCTATAATATTCTCTTAACAGTTCTGTAAAGCCATTGAGATAAGGAATCAAACTAACTCTATTTTTCGGAGAGTATCTATCTGAAAAGAAATAACCTTTGTTTTCTAAATCAAGCCCATATTTAAGATTTTCTATGCTCTTTTCTCCGTCAATATCAGCGATCCCAACAAAGCATTTATCCATCATATAGTTTTGAGCAAATTTATCTTTATCAAATCTGGGGTGTAGATATGAAACAAATATTTTTAAATACCGTTTACTTTTCTTTTCCGCTGCAAAATCTTCTTCTGTAATCAAATATGTTTCAACATAATATTTTAAAAGTTTCGGATTGAACTCTATTCCTCGTGATGTTAAAACTTTTTTTATATAATTAAAATAATACTTTGACTTATTATCCCCCTTTGAGTGATTAATACACACTCCTGGTATTTTTGAAAATGCCATTATAATTTCATCGTACGAAAATTCTTTACAATATGATTTTACAGATTTTTCCATTGCTTCCATAATTTTATCTGCTGAAAATCTTTTTAACCATATTCCTATTTCCTTACGTCCGTTATCGTTTACATCACACCCTGTCAATTGTTCAAAATATTCCGTTAGCATGTTTACTGCCATATTATCATAATCAAGTAGCTCTTTCTTCCATTCAGCAATCATTTCCAACTGTTCTTTTTTCTCTGCAAGATCTTTTAATGCTTCCTGTTGAAACGATATTGCTTTGGAATCTAAAATTCTAGTTTTGCCCTTCCCTCTATTGCAGTCGCGGCACGAAGTAATTAAATTTGTAATCTCATTATCCCCGCCCTCTGCTACTGGCTCAATATGGTCTACTTCCAAAATTACGTCTGGTGACATTCTTCCACAGTATTGACATGTGAATTTGTCTCTTTTGAATACTTCAAATCTGATTTTCTTGCTAAGTGGTTTTCTTGCCATAGATTGATACCTGCCTTTCGTATAAAAGAGTGCCTTGAACTGTATGTAAATCAACAGGCAGGCGGCAAGGCATTTCCGCTTTTCGATGATCGGTCTAGCCTGTTGGCTTTACCAAAATTAACGGTTAAAATAAAAAAGAGCCGCCAAGTAAGACAAAAAATTCCTCAAAATTGAGAAATGTTAATTTCTTCTTAGCGGCTCAAAAATCAAGACCGTGTGTACTTCTTCATTAAAAAAATTATACCACACAATCAGTCAAAAATCAATATGCCGGGGACGGTTTGAAACGGCTATCTGTATCATTTTGGGCTTTTGTTACTGCTTTTGCAATCTCGCTTCCGTCCAGAATAATACTGTTCATAATGTACTGCGGATTCTTGTTTCCGCTGTTCATACTCATTGCCATTGCAACTCCCTGGGCTACTGCTTTTGCCATTTCTTCTTTTGTAAGTCCCATGCTTCCGTCTGAGCTGGAAACAATGCTGTCCGCGATCTTCTTCATGGTTCGTGGATTTTCCAAAGGAAGAACGGCTTCAGAACCAGCTTCACCGATACCAATTACCTGTGCGCCATTAAAAAGACCACCTTTGGCGTACCAATTAGGCTTATAAACTGGTGTAGAACTGGTTTTTCCGTTTCCGAGGTTATGCTTTCTCCATTCAGAGATTCGATATGTTAATGTTGGTAGATGAACTTGTTTCATACCATTGGCGAAAGATTGTGCAGTTTCCCTACCCATTGATGTTAAATCATTTTTGAACAGACTTGTGATATAATCTGAAATACCAGATAAGTTAGATTCTGTATAAGTCTTCATGTTTTCGGTTTCTGTATCAACCTTGCCAGAAGCCTTTTCCCAAATCTGGTTTGTATTGATCAAAACGGAAGACCAATAACTTTGAATGGTTGTCATAACCTTACCCATTACATTTCTTGTATCGGTGTCCATGGTTCCGAGGGCTGTCGATACAGCACTTGCAGAATTTCCCCAATTGGTTTTAGAGTTGGTTTCAACATCATCATTCGTGTTCTTTATCTTTGACCAAATGGAAGGCATTGTGCTTTCTGTGCTTTTTTTCATTCCAGCCATTGCCGTGCTTACAGCGGTATTTGCGAGACCAAATCCGGTTTTTGTCTTGGATGATACGGAGCTAGAAGCATTTGCAACAGCGGTAGTAATACCGCCAACTGCTGTTTTCACAGATGTAGTCATTCCATCGAAAGAATTCTTTGCACTTGTTTCCATTGTGACAACTGCATCTGGAAAATCTTTTCTGAGTTTTTCATCTAATTCATCTAACGGAACGCCAGCATTTTTTAATGACGTATAAACTGCGTCTAGCGCTTCTTCTGTATTAGCATATGTTCTTCCAGATATTGCACTATCAAGAGCATCTTTAGCAGTTAAGTAGTCTCCGCTAAATTGCTCGGAACTAAGGCTTAAAAGATAAAGTTCGTCTTTCAAATCAGATATGCTAATTTTTGTTGTGTCAAATTTTCCTGCTGATTCAGATACACCATCTCCAAGGGCTACAGCTTTATCAGTCATATCTTTCAAAAATCCAGTTGATACGCCTGCCTGTGCGCCGTATTTTTCGAGAATTTTTCTTGCATCTTCGGTTGATACGCCGAATTCTCCAAGTTTCTGAATGAAACTATCGTACATTTCAGAATTTGATTTTCCGGCACTTTCATCTGCTTCAATTAACTTCCAAAGCTCTTCTGCTTGGTCTTGTGTTATTTTATGCGCGCTTTCCATCTCGCCTGCATAATCATGGAGATAACCACCTGTTTGTGTGAGAATACCATTTCCACCTTGTGCAGCTTCCGTGATACTTGCAATTCCTTTAGCAAGTTTAACAGATAATGCCGTTGCAACAAATACAATCCCAGCGGTTCCAAATATAGTACCAAGCGTTGAAGAAAACGTTTTAAGTCCGCCTGTTGAAGCTGTTTCCGCTGCATCTCCAACTCCCTTTATTGCTTCACTTGCCGCACTTGTACCATTTCCTATCACATCCGCAAGTTTATCTGCAATTAGTTCTGCATTTTTCTTTTCAGCTATTTTTCCTGCAATATGTCCCACAAGTGAACCAACAAGAGTTCCAATACCTGTGATATTTGCTATTTTTACTGCAATAAATGCTTTTGTAAGCCATTCTGCAATATGTCCGGCTATCGGGTGCTTTTCCTCTAATCCATCGAATAATCCGTTTAATGCACTGGTAAGACCAGTTAATAGCAGATCAGCTGCGGTACTAAGGATTTCTCCCCATGGCAATTCACCAAGGAATGTTCCAACTCCTTGTCCAAACTCATAGAATGTGTCTGTCGTGAGAGAATCTTTTAATGCTGTACACAGGTGAGATATAAAATCTCCAAGAGCCTGTCCATTTTCTTTCCAATTTGTATTTTTGATAAACTCGGAGATTCCATCTCTAATTTTTATTGCGAGATCATCCCAATTAAATGTTTCGGTAAATGATTTTAAGCTTTCGAACGCTCCGTTTAATAAACCAGAAAGCGCATCTGCAATTGTGTTCATGTCTATCTTTTTTATTGCACCATTTAAGGCTTTTCCAATAGCAGCGCCAAGCTTACCCCATCCAGTAATTCCAGCACCATCCTTTTTAGACATATCCTTTACAAAGCCAGAAAGCATTTTCCAAGATACCATAAAACTGTTTCCTATTAAGTTTCCAATGCCTGTCCAGTCAATTTCCTTTATAGCACCTTTTAAAAGTTGAGACAGTTTTGCCCCTATTCCGGAAAAATCTATTCCTCCTTCTCCGAGCAACAGGTTTAGGGTATTTACTGCCGTGTTAATTCCAGCTCCAAGCAATCTTCCCATTAAGTCAAAATCTATACCGCTAAACATGGAATTGAATGCCGTGGTAAATGCATTTACAAATTCGGTTATTTTCGGGCCAACATTATTCCAATTAATAACTTCGTATATTTTTTGCATTCCAACATTTATCATATCTGCAATAGTAAAGCCTAGTCCCTTCCAGTCTTTATTGATAAATGCTTTTCTGATTTTAGCAGCCCATTTATTGATTGGTGTTTCGTCAACAGTCAAAACTTCATCCAGTGAATCTTGTATTCCAGCAAAACTATCTGCTAAATCTCCAAGTCCAGAACCAAGACTTTTAGATGCAGTTCCAGAATTATCGGAATTATCTGTAAGCTGATTTAATTGGTCGAATGGCAATACAGAAAGTGCCTTTTTCAGTTTCTTCGCAGATGATGTAGCGTCATCAAGCCCAGAAGATGCGTCATCACCAGCTGTTTCTATACCACCTAAATTAGATACGATATCACTAACTCCACTCTGCGAACCTTTTAGTTTCTTTCCCATCAATACATACATGAAGTTACGGAACACATTCGCAGCTTGCATAAGCTTTGCCATGAGAGCGTTAAGTGCTTGAATAGCCGGGAGAATTCCAGCGATTAAACCTTGCCCGATCACTGCGGAAAGTGACTGGAAGTTCAAGGTAAGTAAACGAACCTGGTTCGCCCAGGTGCCGCTTGTCCTGGCGAAATCCCCTTGCACATCTCCTGTAACTGACATTAAATAGTTGTATCGAAGAGCAACTTTTTCAGCTTGGGACATTGCATTATAAGATGTTGTAATTCCCCTTGAAAGGGCATAAGCCTCCATATTTGCAACGGATAAATTAATGCCCAATTGTCTTAAAGGCTCAATTTCCCCGGAAATTCCAGAGCGTATTTTCTGAAAAGCTGTATCTGTATCAATGTTGTAAAATGATGCAATATCCCCGGCTAATCCAGCAAGAGAAATTGACATTTTAGAAGCTGCATCTTGCGCAACACCAGATGATTTCATCATGGCCATCATGGTTCCAGAATATTGCTTTGCTGCCAATTCGGATAATCCAAATTGTTCTTTGGCCGTAGAAGCAAATTTGTAGGCTTCATCTGCCATGCTTCCAAAGGAAACATCTACAACATTTTCGATTTCTGTAATATCAGAGCCAAAACCAATTGCACTTTTCCCTAAATTTGCAAGAGCACGAATAGCCTTAAAACCGATAGCAGTTTTGAGCAAATTTCCGAGATTAAAAGAAGCAGTTTTAACTCCAGAGCTACTATTCCCGAGATGCTGAAACCATCCAATAATACTTTTTATCCCAGTTCCAATTTTAGAAGAAGTTTTGCTAACAATGTTTCCAAGGTTAGATGTTGCAGATGACAATTTAGAAAACGCACTGGATATAGAATTTGTAGCGGAATTCACTTTACCGCCAGAATTTGCCAACTTTGCTAGTGCTTCCGTCATGCGGATTGTGTTATCACTGATTTTAGGCGCAGTTTTCATCACATCGAAGAAAGATAATACTTCCTTTGCTAGTGTTCCAAGTTGGCTTGATGTTTGTCCGATTTTATTTCCAGAGCTTGCCAATTGTGCAATAGACTGAACTAACCTATTCACAGGTTCAGATATATCGCCAACGCTCGTAAAACTCTCTACAATTGATTTAAGATTTCTTCCAAGCCCAGGCAATTCAGCTGATACATTCGCAATATATTCACCGGAATTGGCTAATCTAGCCATTGAATTAACAAAACGATTAACACCGGAAGATACATCTGGAATCTCTGCCAAATTGCTTAATTTATGGATTATTTCTCCAAGTTTTCCAGAATCAAATCCACTAACATCAATCTGGCTAAGCCTGTTGATTGAGTTGATAACTGCATTCAGACCAGAGCCTTTATAATCTACTCCGCCCATTGTCTTTATGGAATTTGAGAATTTTCCAATTCCATCAGCAATGCTTGTCATTTTCCCTATATCAAGTTCTTTTAGTTTTCCAAGTTCCCTTACACAACTACGCAGTCCATTTGTATTAACTCCGCTTAATGCGGAATTAACTTCTGTAAGTTTATTTGAAAGATTAGTCAGCGCACGTACTGCTTTTTCTGTACTACTGCTAATCTGTATATCAAGGGTATCAATGGTATTGTCAGCCATTTTATTTATCCCTCCTTTTTTACAAAAAAATAAAGGGCAGACAAGAGTGTTAATCCTGCCTGCCCTTTTCATGGTTAAGCTCAAAGCTTGCCTGCATGAGTTGCAAGCTTGCCAAAAGTGCGTTTCTCTGTTTTTTCTTTTCTTCTTCGGAAAGTATACCTTCCTGTTTACGCTTTTCTTCCTCTGCTGATTCAAGTAAAGGTTTCTTCAAATACTCTGCCTTGGATTTTTTTCCGATTAAAGCATTTGCAACAGCTGTGAATGTGGCTGATGTTTCATAAATGCCCGCTTGCCAGAGTTCGGCATCTTTCCTCTTTTGGCGTATCTTTTCAGCTTCAAGATAAGGCTTTAACTCTGTTGGAGTAGAATCCATAAATTCTTCTTTAGATACACCAATAGAGAGGTATAAAGGAAGAATCTCTTGGTAAACAGCTTCTCGAAAAGTTAATTTTTCTTTTTGTGATCCTGCGGAAGCTTCGTTGCATTCTTCTCCACTGCCTGTGCTTCTGCTACTGCATTCAGCAGACCGGATAAAAAACCATTTTTCTCCAATTCTTTGTCGAGAAGTTGGTATAAATCAAATCCGCTTTTTGGATTTTCCTCAGTTCCTTCATCTTCGTAATCATCCAAAAGGTCACAGACTTTATCAAGAGCAGCTTCTTTTTCAGAATCACTTTCATACCCAAACTCTTCCTTGTGCTTCTTTTGAAGTCCGGCAAGAAGCAGTTCCGGGAGAAGAGAAATCATCTTCTGAAGACTTCTCTCTTTTCCATCTGTAATCCCCTGTACCTTGTCAAGCACATCTGTTTTTGTAAGAAGTCCGTATCCAAATACAACCTTATACTCTTTTCCGTGTACATTAAAAGTTACCATTTTATAATCCTCCCGACATGTTTTTTAGTTAAGTGTCATTGCACCTGTGGAATCTGCTACTGCTTTTGCGGTATCTAAAGCCTGCGTAAGTTCGTCAGAAACAACTTTTGTATCAAGGCCTTTATACTCTTGAATAATGAGAGACAGCGGAATTGTTGCTGCTTCATTCTGTCCAATATCAGACAATGGAATATTTTTCCCTGGGTCTGCGATAACAAAGAATGCATCTTCGAGGTCTGGAAATACAACTTCAAACCAAACTCTAAATCCTTTTGACTTTCCTGTTGCAGCATCAGTCATAAGCTTCTTTAATGCTGTGATAACATCAGCGTTAAGATTGAAGGTTACATCCCAAGTACCACCAGTATCCTGTCTACCAGATGCGTACTGTGTAATGAAGTCTTCAAGAGCTGATACGTCAATCTGTTCTGTATCAAGAGAAATTCCACCAATGGAACTACATCTTTTTAACCAGGTGAATGCAGTTGGCTTCGTTCCTTTAACGGTTTCAACACCGTAATGAAAAGTTACGCCAAGTGTTGTTAAATCTGCCATTTTAATAGGCTCCTTTCTTTAATTTAATTTTTATGCACGTAACCCTGTGCCGGGAGATAGCGGATCACCGCCTTTCTACTCTTCTTTGTCTGTTTTCAGTTCTGGTAATCCTGCTACAGATGTAAGCAGTGATAAAAAGCCGGAAAGTAAAGATGCGGATAAAACCATTTTCCAGTCGACACTGCCGATTACAGTTGCGGTTCCAATGGTTGCTATTGCTGTTTGTGCGACTGTTTTTACGGCTCTAATTCCTGCTGCTTTCAGCCAAAGTAATTTATCTGCTTTCATTCGGCATTCTCCTTTCATATTTTTTGGTAAAAAAATAGAAGCATTTCTGCTCCTAATCTAATAAGGTTCCTGTATATATTCGGCTGTATCGGCTTACAAGCTTTTTGATTCCACTGTCACCAAAAAACATAGGCTCCGGTCCGTATGTGCGGTGGAATCCCATGCTCACCATAGCTTTGTGACTTATCTTGTCCAATTCATACAATCTGGTTAATGCTTTGCTACCAGATGTGAAACAATTTACTTGAAATGATGGCATTGTTGCACATTCATCCCCTTCAAGGTCACCTCTTGTAATTGGATTACCAAGCATATAAAGCTGTGCATATGCTTTTTTACCGGAAGCATTTGTTTCACTACCATCCATGGAATAATTGTCTGCGCCAGTAATCTTAGAAACAGCCGCTCCCCATCTTGAAAAAACTTCCAATACAGGAGATTCTATTGTGTCTGGCATATCTGTCACCTCACAATAAAAAATGCGCCCACCTTCATAGTGAACGCATTGCATATCTTGCTACAATTTAACACTGTAATCATAACATAATTGGTTGGTATCATTCAGTATACTTTGGTATCATCTTCAAGAAGAGAATACCTCTTTGGCAATTTTACGAACAGCAATAATAACGGCTTGTTCTGCGTGATACATAGGCATGTACGCTCTATTTCCATATGAATGGTGCGGCTGTCCGCTTTCATCTGTGTACCACCAGCCGTTTGGATTGTCCCAGTCTGATTTTTCTTTTTTGGAAGGATATGTTCCCATTCCGTAAGAATTTCCGCTAGATAAAGGATAATCATTTGTACCGTATGTTATTCCTGCTGAAAATTCAATGAACAACACTTTTTCACCAGATAGTCTAACAGAAGCCCCGACGATATTTCCGTTTTGATCGTTAATGATTTCTGTATAGTAAGAGCCTTTTTCTTCATCCGGGATTGACTCCATGGTCGTTTGAATAACATCCAACCCGATTTCAGCCAATCGTTTTACAAAAATCTCATTTTTCCTCTGTAGTTCATTTTGGTAAGCTTTTAATTTTTTGATGGCATTTTGAATAGATTTCGTTGATAAGTCGCATTTTATTGTCTTACCCATCTTCATTCCCTCTCTTGGAAATTCCGTATCTGGCAATATTGCCTTTTTGTGTGTCTAAAATCTTCTTTAGTGTGTAATCTGGCAATACTGTAGGTTCTCCATTTTCATCCAAAATAAGGTTTCCATTCTCGTTTATTTGTGGGATTCTGTCTATCCAAAATATGTCTGCTTCCTGTGGATGGAAATTTCGATTAAAGCTTGTAATGTATCTGTCATAATCTGGCACTATTCCGGCTGCAATTTCTTCTGGCGTTCCGGCTGTAGATGATACAGAAAAAGAGTACAAAGCTGGTTTCTCATAAACCTTAATTCGGTCTAATCCTTCTGTCTTTTCGGATATTCGTGACCAATATACTTTTTGTTTTTGACGGACTAATCCTCTCATAGAAATTACCTGCTTATATAATCTGTAAATTTGTCATTTATTCAGTGATTTCCTTCATTCCAGATTGAATCAGAATATCCTTCACCTTTTCTTTTAAGAGGCGTGGAACCCTTGCATACATTTTCTTTGCGCCCTCTACTTTTTCCTGATTCATAATTTCCTGTGCCCATAACATTGCCATCATTCTAATACCATCCTTTCCTGCGCATAGCAAAAATAAATTGATTAATAATTTACGCATAAACCGCCTCTGACATTTCCAGCAGGCAGGAAGTCAACATCTTGATCGTTTTCTCCTGCTCCTGAACCTTTTGCTCCAATGTCTTTTCTTTCTGTGGTTCATATTCCAGATATTTTTCTGGGTTCTTTTCCACAGATTCACGGTTTATGTTTTCCATTTTTTCCCGGAATTGGTGGAAATCATACTCCCAGAACGTATCTGTTACAGTAATATACTGTTCTTTTTCCAACATCTGCTGATTTTCTTCTGTGACTTCCTTCCCGTTAAGGCATATTGTCACATCAACCATTCCGTTATCAAGCGGTTGCCAGCTGAACACTGGCTGTTCTGTTGTGAATCTTGCTTTCAATGCTTACCCTCCTTTTTGCGTATTTCATTAGTTGTTCTATTCCATACTTCCCTTTGAAGTGATCGGAATCTGAATTTTTGAACCAGCCAAAATACGAAACACAACGGCATGCCAGATCTATTGGTATCTCCATATGGTGCTGTATTTGTTTTCTTAATCTCAGATATGCCCGTCTTGCCCTGATGAATATACTACGGCGAACTTCTGTGTGATCTCTGTATATTTTGTAGCCCATCATATCAATGCAATCTCCATGATGCTTTCCGTCTTTGCCGATATAGTCAACCTGGAACAGTTTCCAGTTCGGTTTTATCTCCAAGCCCAGCTCATCTCTAAGAAATCGAATCAGCATGAGCATGGCCTTTTTGACGTCTGCTTTTCGTGATCCCAAAATTAAAATGTCATCCATATAAAAGATAATTTTGTAAAACAATCTTGTCCGCTTCTCTTGTCCCCGTCTTTTCTGCACCTTAAAGAATTTTTGCTGTGCATAATGATAGGCAAAACTAAGATAGTAATTGCATAACCACTGGCTCAAATATGAACCGATGGATAGCCCCTGCTTGTACGATGCAATCAATGTCTCCACTAAATAAAGCAGGTCATCATTTTTGACCTGCTTTCTCAGAAAACTCATGAGTTTTACTGTGTTAATGGATGGATAACAATGCCGCACATCTGCCTTGGCTCCTGCCCTCGTTTTGTCCGGATTCTTCCGAATCCATCTCTCTATTGCATTCTTTCCATATACCTGGCCACGCCCTGGTACACTGGCACATTGATATTTCCCTATCTTTCTTTCAAATAATTCTTTTAGAGCATTGACAGCCACATAGTTGTAAATCTGCTGTTTTATGCTCTCCACGCCTATCTCTCTGAGTTTTCCAGAGTTCCCATCATATCTCATGGAGTAGTGTATTTCCGGGAAATGAACATCACGCTCTTTAATTTCCCTTGTCAGGTTTTCCGCTGCTCTTTCCAGTAATAGGTTCACGTTGCCTCTATTTTCCTGGATTAATCCGCTTACAGCCCTGACTGACATCGGTTTTCCGGTCTGATATCCAGCCAGGAATCCTGCCACGTCACTCCGTTTCCATTTGTCTGAAAAACATTCCAGCATACAGGCTATAATCCAATCTTTATCAAGTTGTATATTTTTACAATATCGTTTCAATTTCTATCCTCGTTTCTTGATACAGGAGTTTTCGGTTTTTCTACTCACTCCACACCACGGCCTACTGCGCCATGTGTCCGTCCAGTCAGGTTTCTTGGTTCCCAGCTGGGCGATGTGGCTTCAATCGTATTTTGGGGGTATGCCCCACGCACCTGCTTTCAGGTGACTCCGTTCCTGCGGAGCGAAATGTAACGCTGAATCCAAATATTTTCAAGAAAATCCAGAGACGATATTCCAGTTCGCGTTCGTCAAGCCATTGTTCGCATTGAGAATCCAGAGGCCAGCATTCCCGCCATTGTTCAAATTGCCCAGCGAAAGCCGAAAGGAAACCGCCCGTTTAGCGTTACAAGTCCGTTATTTATTTATAAGGGGAAAGCCCCTCTGTCAGGCGGTAGCCTGCCATTCACCCCTGGTGCCGTTTGGAGAAACGCCAGAGACGATAGCCCAGTACGCGTCCGTCAAGCCAGCGTGCGCACCGAGAAACCAGAGGCCAGCATTCCCGCCACTGCCCAAAGTGCCCAGCGAAAGCCATTCTCTCTGTCCGGATGCACTTGCGTCTGTATACACTCCATCAGCAAACCCAGTCGATGTTCCTCCACCTACTTTCGTAGGTATCATAATTCCAAGGTTCGGGTCTGTTGTTTCTTCCGTGATGTATTGCCACGATGCATTTGTGTAAACTACCTGTGCGATAGCCTTTTTATAGTTTGCTCGTACTGTTGTAATATCACTTGTTAATGTACTTGCATCTTCGCATACGTAGACATCTCTGGCCGGATTACCGTCTGCGCCTGTAACAATATCCATAACTACGTTTCCAAGGACTTCATAGGCTCCGATGCAGGTCTCAATGCCCTGGATTTTGTATGGATCTTTTCCACTGGTATTGCTGTTCGGCGATCCATCCGAACCGGCTACCTCATCAGTTGCTCCACTATGCCATGGCATTGATGATATCCATGTGGTTAGTGTTGTGTCAAACGGTTCCGGTGCATCCACATATACCGCTGTATTGCTCTCATCTACATCCTCGGTTTTTACAACTTTAACGCTATAGGCTTTGTTGTGAATGTATTCGTAGTATCGGTCTTTGCTTGTATTGGCTCCAATATCGCCAATAGAAACATAGGAACCAATGGGGTAGTAAGTTGCCTGCGTTTTTGTCAGAACGACTCTCATTACTCCGGTTTCTTCTACCAGATTCCGCTCTTGATTGTTGTAAGAGGTGCATCCAGCCATGATACTCTGGCTGTGTGTGGTTGCGTATTTGATAATCATCATAAGCTGCCTGTAAAACAGATCCCAACTCGTTGTGCCGCAATAATGTTTACCAAGTTTGTGCATGTAAGCAATCATTCCGGTATAACTGACCGGATTTCTAGCCTGCATCGCTTGGCCACCATTGGCTGGTGCTAGCCCTTTAGACGAATATGGTACCCCATCAATATCTCCTGCCGCATACTTGGCATGGATCATAAATGGGCTGATCGTTCCGTCCGGATTGATGGATTCTTTCATCGGATACGGTGTCAGTTCTGTTTGGGCATCAGAATAATGATAGAGGATTGCTTCTTCTGTATCTTCGATGCCAAACCATGCGCTCATCGTAACTTCTCCTACCTGCACTTTCCCATATTTCGAAAATCCGGTTTGTCCCTCCAAAACGTCTACATGGTTAAATCCGTCCTCGTCCACGGAAAAATTGCAGGTAAAATGATGGAATAATCCATACTGAGCATAATCATCCCTGCCCTCTTTCCTGCCTACAGATGGCTCTGCGACCATGTTCTCGTTGGCATTCATTTTCACACCGATTGGACTTGTGGATGTTTCGTATTTATAGATTTTTGTGGTAAACACTTTCCCGGTTCTTCTGAGCGCAAAATAATTGGATAATGCATTTTCAATATTTACCTCGTTTGCATTTAGAATTTCAGTTATTTTATTCAGTTTATCGCCTACGATCTTGGCATCCGCAGCCTTTCCGTATAAGCTCAGGGTATTGTCTGTTCCAGAAAGGTAGTTCGAATCATTTTCAAGATCGCTGACCTTTGTTGGAATTTTTGTATCTGCGGGCAACGCCCCCACTTCATCCGCTGTATATGTTGGCTTATTCTGCTGTTTTGCCCAATCTGCCAATTCGTTCGTTTTAATGTAAAGTGACATATCAATCGGAGCGCCCATGGTATCCCATACTACTCCGTTCCACGCAACATTCATTCCTGCTTCGCCATATATTGATTTCTGTTCAATATTGTACATGTCACCAATAGCTGGATTTAGTGGGAGTAAATCTGCTGTAGCGACTGTTCCTTTATATCTAACTGGATGATTCAGTTGTGATTCCATATCAGAAATCTGGCGTTTTAATATTGCATATACTTTTTTTGCTGTTAATGCCATACGCTTCTCCTTTACAACCTGTACCATGTGTCTGTAGGTTTGTGATACTCGTATAATTCAGAGGTATCAAGGCACAACGCCGAAGAACCGCTCTGTACATAATGTGGGAGCTTTGATACATCTTTTGAAAGTCCCTCGTAATCACGAACCATACCTTTTGCATCTGTACATACCCAACTGCCTAAATCAGGCAATTCATCACCTGGATTGTACTGAATGCCATCAAAAATAATTGTGTTTTCTGCTTTTGCCATTTACGCAATCATCCTTTCTGCCCCAATGGGAGCTACATATGTGAACTGGTTTCCTAAGATATCTCTGGCTGTGCCAATAACAAACTGTCCATAGTCTGCCAGAATATTGCATACAAATTCCTCTGCATCCACCCAATACCGTTTCTTAACCATACGATGAAGTTCTGGTAATAGACCATAGCTGAACATCACACAATGCCCTAACTCATGAATAAATACACGGTTCAGAAGTTCTCCATGCAAGTTGCTTGCAATCGAAATTATCATTGTAGAGTAATCAGATACAGCAAGTGTGCGTTTTCCTGTGCGGTCAATCAAAACATTATCATGGGGAGAAACAAAGCGAACTCTCCATAAGTACCCGTTCATATAGAATTGTTTCAGCATGGTTTCTTACCATCCTTTCTACGAAAAAAGCCCCTGCCGCATTAATTTGCGACAAGGACTTAATTCATTTATTGCTCTAGTTCATCTGCTGTACAAGTCTGGTCAGATCAGCTTTCATTGACTGTCTGAGCGTTGCATCTGCATCAGACCACATTTCCGTGAGGTTACGAATAATATCTGATGTGTATTCTTTCATGGAATCATCCATTTTTCTCTTGGATTCAGTATCCTTAGAATCATGATAGTGTCTACGATTCTCATCGTATTTATCATAGGATTCGCCATATCTGGATTTCTTCCAATTCATATTCATACCATCATTTTCCATATCACTACGATCTGGATGATATCCCATGCGGTACATATTGCGCTCAAATTCTGGATTGTTTAAATACTCATCCATCCAGTCATCATCCTGCATATACAGATACGGTCTATAGCCTTTTCTGGTTCCCCTACCTTTTGGAGCGAAACGCCCATTTGAATAGCGGTAACGGTCATATCCCATGCGTCCAAGATACTTTTCTTCCTGTTCGCATTCATCCATAGCTTCCACAATACGATAATCTTTATCAGCGCAAATCGCACATTTTACTGCTTCCATGCAGTCTTTCAAATCGTCCCAGTCTTGAGCACTAAGATTATCAAAGCCATGTGTTTTGGCTTTTTCCATAGCCCATTTTCCCATTTCCATTGCAACTTTATGCATTACAG